TAAACCATTTTGTTCAACAGCAGCTAAACATATTTCTTCATTTTGAACTAAACAATATTGCAAAATCCAACCATTTTGCTTTACTGCTATTAAACATTGCTTTTCATTATTCCAGTCCATAATACCTCCTAACTATATAGTAATTTACAATAAGTATAAATATCAACAAACTGCTTATCAACATATTTTAAAGCTAAGCCATTTTGCTTAACAGCTACTAAGCATATCTCTTCATCCTGAACTAAGCAATATTCTAAAGCTAAGCCATTTTGCTTTACTGCAGCTAAACATATTTCTTTAGTCTGAACTGAACAAAATTTTAATGCCCAGCCATTTTGTTCAACTGCTTTTAACCAGCTCATCAATAATTCCTATACATGACATAATAAAATTAAATTTTTATTTAATTTTATTATATAATAAATTTTAGTAAACAAAAAGAGTTTTTTTATAGTTTTTTGTATAAACTTACTGAAAAGAATTTTTGCTAATAACACAGTATTCTTAACTTAATGGGGTTAAACCAGGCCTAATGCTGGGTATTGATATTAGTCGTTGATATTAGTCGTTGATATTAGTCGTTGATGTTGAGGTAAACATGTGCGTGAGGTAATATTGGCTTGAGTATGAACATGTCGTTATAAACTTTGGCTTGAGTATGTTATTATAGTTTAGTAAATTTGATAGGCTATAACATTAGCTTGAGTATGTTATTATAGTTTAGTAAATTTGATAGGCTGCCAAGAAAAATCGGACTAAATTAAATTCGTAAACCCCTACCCCCGCCCTACGCCCCCCCGCCGTATGAGTACTATCTCTTCATTGTATTTGCCGGGGGCCCCCCAACTTTAATTTTAACTCCAAATTAAACACTAAGCTATCTGATTTTCAGCTTATTAATTTCTTTAATAAAACCAATGGCTTATAGATAACTTATATAAATCATTATAGATAATTGCTGTGTTAAAAAATCGAAGCCAGGCACCAAATCAAACACTAAGTTATCTGATTTTCAGCTTATTAATTTCTTTAATAAAACCAATGGCTTAATAGATAATTGCTATGTTAAAAAATCGAAGCCAGGCTTACTGAAAAGAAATGTATTATAGATGTGGTTAATGCATACAAACATAAACCTTGACTTCAAATTAAACACTAAGTACTAAACATAATAAAGATACAAACAATAAAAATATTTATGTGATTTACTTATGTTTATTTGTATAAATTAGAATGTGGTGATTGATTTCAGTGGTTAATTTATAAGCACTAAAATTTTTCAAATTGAATTTTTGGGCATCAAAAACCACCAAAAACCAGATTTCTTAAATTTACAATAATTTCAATAAGTTATCTACTATTTTATGGCTTTAAAAATCTGGCTTATTATATGAAGTTATAGTGCTCCATGCGAAGCTAGCTATAGAAAATATAAATTACATAAAATCATATGCATCTTATAAAATTGGCCATAATTCATAGCTTAAATCAAAAATGGTATTAAAAATAAGTACTGTCTTTCTGAAAGATAAATTCATATAAATGTGATTAAGATATAATCCGAAACACTTGATATATATTATAGCTACGATAGATAGATGCATGCCAAGGCGGGTGATATATATTATAGCTACGATAGATAGATGCATGCCAAGGCGGGTGATACACATAGGGGAGTTGCGAGGTGTGTGTTTGGCAGGATGCCTTAAAAACAAAAATAATAAAATAATATTAGCTAAGCATAAAAAAAGGCCACTAGCCGAAGCCAGTGACCTCTCTTGGGTTATTTTAAAGTAAGCCAGACTCTCTTTGCCTCATCTTTCTTAACTGAAAGTGTATCGGCTTTGAGCTGTTTTACAATCCAATGTCCAATATACATAGACACTCGATTATATCTATCACTCTTATGAACTCCAGCTTTTTCCATTGCCGACATAATCGTCTCATCTTTTCTTGCCAATGAAGATAATGCTGCTCTTTGAAACGAAGTTTTGATATCGGCTTTCTTAAGCTCTACCATAGCTTTGTCGCAAAACCCAAATACTAACGAACGAACTCCGGTTTGCTGAGGTGCATATGATGTAATGCTTTTTACCAGTGCCGATAATTGTACTCCTCCATCCTTAGCCATTTTACTCCTCCTTCTTGAATAAGATTATAAGATTATTACGAATTAACCCACATCAGAATAATAAATACAACTAATACACATGTCATACTAGCCTCCAATATGAATTAATTAATACTACTATAACTATTATATAATAAACAATTAAACAATACTTTAGTGACTACTCTAAGGTGACTAATGGCGGGCTTCGAATTCTTTTCATTATAATTCTCCTTTACTTTAAAATTTATTTATGTACTCTGTTATTTGATAAACCAATTCATTTTCAAAACCCCTCTCCACTACATTATGTATTTCAAGTTCCCAATTATCCCTCCAATCCAACTCCACATCTTCTCCAAGTACTTGATGAATAATTTCATTAACCCAATCTTCTACATTAGTACCATAAACTTCACTAACAAAATTCAACCTCAAGGTATTCTCATATCGATAGTCCCAAGTAACATTTTCCATAATACTATTCTCCTGTTATCTTTATTAAAATTATTATTGCAAAATCAATACAAACTATCTTTACTACCTATGATTCTTTTTTATCCTCCTTTAATATTCTTCCGATTCTTTTTTATCCCAAGCCATCTTCATATTTATTTCCTTAACCCACTTCTTTTGTTGTTTATAATAAGGTGTTTTCACAAAGTACTCTCTTATCCTTTCAGCCAGAATAAACCAATTCTCTTGAGTTACTTCACAATGGTTTTTTGAAATAACAAACTTTCCTGAGTCATCTGTTTTAAATATAGGATCAATGCACGCACTACCCAGATAGACATCCCCAAGAACACAATTAACCCAAAACATATCCCATCTACGAAAGCTATTAAAATCTTCATATACTTTCTTATTGTACTTTTTGTTTGAATCAATATAATAAGGTCTCTCCAATCTATTATCAATAAACCTCACACTGAACTGTACTTTATCAATTTCACTTTTGCTAAGTTCATAAACTCTATACACGACTAACCTCCTTTATTTAAACTGTTCTGCTTTTCTTAAAAGGATATTTGAACCTATAACCCATGTAATAACATTTGGATATTCTTTAGTAAGGATTCTTAATTCATGAGACAAATCAATATCCTTGTCGTACCACCTAAAACAATCAATTGCACCATTATCATATACACCAAAAACTTCTTTCAATGCCAAATCTTTCATAACCATACCCTCCTTTATTTTAATAATTAATCTGTTAATGCTTCATCTGTATATATAACACCACTCCAATCACTACCTTCCCAATCATCAGGATTTTCCCAATCTTGATAATCAGGATCTATAACAACTTCTTCAATGAGCTTTTCTCGAGCTTTTTCATGTCTATAATTATTATAAACAAAATAACTACTAAATATCAAGGCCCAAAAACTAATACAAAAACAAAATATAAGAATATAACTAAGTATAAATTCTATTTTTTCTTTCATTTTCAATTCTCCTTTTCTTTTTAAGAAATCGGTTAATCTCATTCATTAATTTGAGTTCCATTTTACTTATTGTACGTACTTTACTTATTTGAACAATCCTTTTTCTCATACATATTCTCCTTCTCTAACTTGTTTGATAACATACGCATAACATTCCTCACATATACCATGAGAAATCTGAAAACCACGTTCTATTTCTTCTTCAGTTGCACTATTAACAATAACAACCTTTGCCTTAGTAATTTTATTACAATAACTACATATACTTATCATTATTATCTTCATTTATATCCTCCTTATACATTATGTATTTGAAAACCCTCTTCTTTTGATATAACCTCTAACTTATCCTTTACCTCTAAACTATTATAAAGCTTAATCCTTACCTTTTTGCCTTTAATATACTCAAATAACATCAAGTTATTATCATGCAGAGAATATATATCCACTGTGAGTTTTTCCTTCTCTATTATATCTGAATAAATGCTTATACCCATCGTTACTGAAACACTATCATCGCCTTTAATTAATCTAATAGACTTTTTCATGATTTACCTCCTACACTAATACTTATTAAAACTATTATTTTCATCATCATGCCCAACAAACACAAATTCAGAATTATCATCAATTATAATTTCATCACCCCAATCAACACCATCCAACTCAACAACAATATCTTGCTCACGAAGATAATCATTTTCATAACCTTTAATACCAATATCAGTAAACCTCCAAATTCCTGTTCGTATTTGTCTGAATAATGCAACAAATTTATCTTTATTAATCTCACTAACTTCAATTTTATGCTTTATCATAACTTACCTCCTATTATTGTTAATTACTAATAATTCATTACTAATAATTCATTACTTCTTCAAGTTGAGCCTTATGATTATTTATTGCATTAACTCCATTATCAATTACATTATTACTAACATACGCATAACCAACTACTACCATAACTACTATCATTATTATCTTCTTCATTTTTAATCTCCTTATCATTAATTAATTAAATTATTATTTTATTCATATTTATTCATATATTAAAACAATCATAACTACTATCATATTTAAACAATTAACTAAATTAATTTAAACCTAACTACTAATAATATTACGTCTGTGTTTTTATTTCAGAGAAAGAGATTGGCTAAAAGATTATTACGTCTGTGTTTTTATTTCAGAGAAAGAGATTGGCTAAAAGATTACATTATACTAAGAGAAAGAGATTGGCTAAAAGATTATGTTATGCTTCAGTAAAAGAGATTGGCTAAAAGATTACATTATACTAAAAGAAAGAGATTGGCTAAAAGATTATGTTATGCTTCAGTAAAAGAAGTTAGTTATATGATTATGATTATACTAAAAGAAAAGAAGTTAGTTATATGATTATGATTATACTAAAAGAAAAGAAGTTAGTTAGTTATATGATTATACTAAAAGAAAAAAAGTTAGTTAGTTATATGATTATACTAAAAGAAAGAAATATTGTTTATTGATAGATATATTGATAGATATACTGAAAAGATAAAAGAGAATATTATATATAAAATTATTTAAATAAAAATTTATTCCCTTAGGTTTTTTATTCAGTACAAACATTGGAGAAAGTATTCAATTTTTATTTATTAAGTGTTTTACTTATTGATTGTGTTTACTTATTGATTATGCTAAGAGAAAAGAAGTTAGTTAGCTATATGATTATGATTATGCTAAAAGAAAAGAAATAAGCTATATGATTATAACAATAAATATACTGAAAGAACCTATATAAATGAATGAATTGATTATGTTGTAATAAAGAAAAGAAAGATATATTGTTTATTTGATATATATACTAAGAAGAGAGAGAGAAGATATTATATATAAAAATTATTTAAATAAAAATTTATTCCCTTAGAAGATTATTCAATACAAACATTGGAGAAAGTATTCAATTTTTATTTATTAAGTGTTTGGTATATAGTTGTTGGGTGTCCCTTTGAATGGTTAATGTTTGTTATATAGTTGTTAGTTAAAAAGATTATGATTATACTAAAAGAAAAGAGGTTAACTAATGTTATACTGAATAGAAAGAAATATTGTTTATTGATATATATATAAAATTATTTTTAAGAAAATATTTCCTTAGGTTTTTTATTTAATACAAACATTGGAGAAAGTATTCAATTTTTATTTATTAAGTGTTTATGATTTGGTTTTGTATAATGATTAAGCATAACCAAAATCACAAAATTGATTAAAATCAAAATATTTATAAAATTTATAATACCCAGGGTATATATAATTTTTATAAGGAAAATTTTGTCCATAAAGACTTTTTACTACATCTGTATTATACCCAAATTCAATGCCATCTGGAGGAACGTTTTCTTCCATCATATTTTTATAAGAAATTTCCATGGCGTCCTTAAGAGTATCACAAAATTTGCTAGGAAGTGAAGCATAACGTAAATCAGCTAAATTAAAAGATTTGTCCGGATCGATATCTTCATTAGTAGTAAGTAATGATGCATCAGCATAATACTCAATACCAGATTCGACAAGAATTCTTTCAGTTGCAACATTACGTCTAATCATAAAAATATTTGAATCAAAAGCATAATTCTTAAATCTACTAGAAGTACCTAAAGTTTTGTAGTAAATATCAAAATTATCTATTCTATAATCATTATAATCAAACTCAGCAAAACCTGTAGCTATGTAATCATTATAATCAAACTCAGTACACTGAATAGAAACGATGTCGCAATCGCTTATACGCTCAGTCCATACTGGGTTCCATGGCATCCAGGGAGGAGGCCAACTATCTCTATCACCATAATGCTCATACGTAGCTACAAAATTTTCTCCATAAGTAGTTTCAATTTCTTTTTTAAGTGATGAAGAACCGCTATCATTACTTTTTTCTACATCTATTGAATATTCGTATTTTATTATCGGGTGCATTAAAGGACAACTTAAATTTTCTAACTCATAATTTTTTATGTTTACAGAATATGTTCGAATAAGATAACACTCAAATCCATCATCAGTTACATTTACGTCACTACTTTCAGTTATTTCTTTTGTAATGTTATCTTGAAGTGGAGTATGAAAAAGAGGACTTCCTACACTTTCCCAATTTTTCTTCCAATCATGTAAATCTTCTGCAGTACAAGGATAAGTTACGTCAGTCCCATCTGGTTTTTTAATTTCAGCAAAGTCATTTTCTTCTACATCCCAAATTACATATTGCCTTGAACCTGCACGAAATACTTCATAAGAATAAGAAGATCTTATATCAGAACCAGGAACTATTGGATGAAAGGAAGGACAATAAAAATAACTTTGAATACTTATCCACAAATATAACTTCCTACATCTTCTTAAAGACCCATCAGCAAAACCAACTATGGCTACAGGATTAGTACTAAGTATAACATGATCACCTTTTCTAAAAGCAGTGGCTGCATTTTCTAAACTTCGTCCATGTCTATCAGGATTGGCTTCACAATGATAAAAAATTGGAACGTCTTTAAGAATCTTTTCTCCATGTACTGTACTATACATACTTGGTACTTCTACACAAGCAGTATCATGATCAGCATCAGGAGAATCTCCTGTAGGACAATCTACTATAACTGCCTCAACGAATGAAGATTGACGTTGTTCGAATATGTTTTCAGTTAATCTTGCCATTTTTGTTTTATCCTTATATCATTCCAGACAATCTAAAAGGAGCTACTCTACAATTATCATCTAATTTATTAGTTACAGTTTGATAACTAATTAATGTATTATTATAATATGGGCTAGTAGAAGCACAAGGTGAATCCACCATTCCTTTAAGTATTAATACTCTATCACCTATATTGTATTTAGCAAAGTCTAAAGGACGAACCCAAAATTTTGAACTGTGATATTCAACTAACCAATGTAAACTTTCATCTATAGCCCAATCCTCATCATATTCATGTCCTTCACCTCCATGAGTATCAGTAGCACAACCTCTAACAATGCCTGATGTCATGCAATGAGTTTCGAAATAACCGGACGGGCCATATAAATAGGTACAAGGCATGCCCTCTCCAAAATTGACCTCATAAATGAAGAAAAAATACTCTCCTGGGATCATCATGATTACTACATTACTTAAACTAAAAGAAACTGTGAAATTTACTTCATTAAGGTCAATATATGGTTGAGGGTAATCTACATCTCCAAATCCTCTCTCCATACCCCATTGAGGTGCAGTACTAGCAATTGTACGACTTTCAGAAAATAATGTTACTGAACGTAGTGCACAAATCCAGGGGACGTAACATGGGAATATTGCACCATAGCCAAATTCTGAGTACCATTCACAAGGTTTAGAGATGCATTCTGGAGAACATGTAAAACCATGATCTACTCCAGTAACACCTTCATCTTCTAATACAGGAGCATCACTATTTGGTCGATATATATCCAAAACAACAACATAACCCCATCTAAAATCACCTGGTTCTGGTTCTGGTTCTAAGTATGTACCTTTGCCCCAAATTGCAAATTTTAAAGACTTTGCTCCTGCCATGTCATAATTTCCGTTAAGTATTAATCCTTTTTTAATCTCCATGAAATAAGCAAATGCAATTTCTTCAATTTTATCTTCACCAGGATCTTCTTCTTTACTATATGACTTAGTAAAAATAATTTCATCTCCAGAAAAAAATTCTCTTTTGGTTGTGCCTTCACTAAAAAAATTATCATAACTATTTGCATATAATTCAATTCGATCATTTGGAGTACTAGGAAGAAATATATCTGTTTCAGGCATAGTGAAATTATCTAAACCAATTGAATCAGCGGCATTTAAAGTATAGTTATAAGGATCCCACCTACTATTATCTATAGTAATTGAAGGTCTATACTGAATTAATTTTTTTAATACATTAGCATAATCTTCTGACAATTTCATCATTGCTTCTGATTCAAGAACAGACCTTACAGGGTCACCTGTGCATTCTGTTGAATGAGTAATTCGTGCATTATTTATCTTATCAACCATAGTGCCTGCAGGAGGTGTTGGGGGTTCTCCTCTTTCTGATGCAGCACCAGTAATAGGATTACATATTAAACAATCAATTTCATTTATATCATCAGTCCAATAACTACTATCTTCAGCTGGCATAATAAAAGCATCTATTTCTTTACCTGAAGCATCAAAACCTACTGGATTCATATAGAAATTATAATTAGCCTGTACCGAAAGTTTACTTTTAAGTTTCTTTTTTATATCTACTGCTCTATCATAATAATATTCAACTTGAATTATTCCAGTCCATGGATGGCTTGATTTTACTAATGTTTCTCCTTTAGTAAAAGAAAATGTTGGAATACCTACTTCTACTCTATTAGTAACCCATTTATATTTCCATTTCTTTAAAGGGGGCTCATGCCTCCACAATTGACCAGTTCTAGGTCCTGTTAAATATTCATACCAACCAGCTTCTTCTTTATATTCTGGAGTATAAGATAATAATTTAATTCCTCTAGGAAGTTTAGGATGCTTCTTACACCACTCTCTATGATATTCTCTTAATGATTCAATATCTATTGCATTACCTGAAGAAATTGCAGGTAATGGTGTTGTGTAAAATTTACCGCATGGACCTAAATAAGGATAATCAAATTCTGCTTCATCAGAACTATTAAAATGCAATACTTGTATTGTTTGAGATTTGGCATAAACAAATCTTTTATCAATTTTTGCTTCTTGAGACTCCCTATCATTCTCTGAATCAACATTTGTTAAGCATTTAGCTGAAGTATAGTTGCTAGAGATGCCTGGAGCGATCCACTGTTTTCTTTCTAAGTATGCGGTATATTCAGCCATAATATTATCCTATTACTAATTCATCATTACCAATTCTATCTTTATCAGAGTCTTGATAATCTGTTGCAGTAATTTTAACTGGATATGTTCCTTTACTCATTAAACCTAAATCAATTCTCCCATTAGCATCAGTTGTATATGTACCACCATTTATTTCAACTGTTGCCCCAGAAATTGCTTGCTGAGTACATGCATCTCTTACAGTAAGATATATTCTATCTTCACTTTCGCTCTTTTCATCTTCAGTAAAATCAATTGTCATAGATCCATATCTATCTTCACTTTCTTTTATAGCTTCAACTAAGACACGGCATGGAACATTAACACCAGACAATTTCCAACTATCGTAAGTAGTGCGATACACTAATTTCATTACACAAGAGACTTCTTCAGAAAAAGAAATTTTAGTTTCTCCAAAAATTGGTGGTGTGTTTGGAATGTAACCACACCATCTTAAATCTGTTATATCTTTAATAATATGACTAACATTTTGTTCTTTATCTCTAGCAAATACTAAATATTCAAAACCTTCACTTGGAATTGTTTCATATTTATTAGTAGCTATAACAGTAATGTTACCCATTGTACTATTGTGGTTTGGATTATGTCCACCCGGATATATACGAATGAACACCTCATCACCTGGTGCAAAAGTTGAATTCCCTTTGTTTAGTACTTCATCTAATTCTAACTCAAACCCTACACTATCTGATTCTTTTGAAAATGTAACTGTTAAGTTAGCATTAGCTAAATCTTGATTTGCCATTTATTTATCTCCTTATTATATTCCTCTTTCGATTACATAAATAATCACAGGCCATTCTGATTCGCCAGGAGTTTCAACAACTGAAACTGATCCTGGGTGATATTCTGTGTTGTAGTTTACTCTACATATAGCACATGCACTTGGCTGTGTTAATGGTGTGGAATTAGGCCTAGATGCTTTAATAGTAGTTTCACCTATTAATGATAATGGATCCCAATTATTACCAAACCAATACGTTGCAGTTAATCCTCCATTACAAGGATAATTTATATTTGATTCATCTGTATCTATAAAGGATAAATTGATATTATCTTCATCGGTAATTGATTGTTGAACCACATTTGCATGAGTTGGTGCAATTAGAGTAGCAGCAGAATCACTACAATAACAATCGAATTCCATATCAAGTGGAGAAGTATAAACTTTAAAATGAGCAACTTCACCAAAACCAAAAGATGATTTATCATCATTGAGTTCATCATCTAATTCTATTTGTATGTTTCCATCACCTGTAAGTGTAGAAAATGTAATAGTAATGTTTGAATTTACTAATGTTTTAGCCATTGGTTTGTCCTCTTTTCATAAAATGCATATAATCATATGCAAAAAATATTTTCTATAGCTTAAATCGCAAATCTTTATCAATTTATCAGAAATTTAAAGCCAATCTATTTTTATAACCTATTGAAATCATTAGAGATTTAACTGGCAATAAAGACTTCTTTTAATACAGAAGAAACAGCTTTAAATTTAGAAATTATTTGAAAAACACCATTAATTTTAGAAATAACGACTGTATCTCCAACATTAAAACCTTGACCACTGGCATTCACAGTTCCTTTTCCAACCTGCACAATATATCGATTTGCGACTAAAGCAATAATTTTTCCCCTACGTAATTGCTCTTGTGGAATAGTTGTTAATTGCATTTTTAATGTCCTTTATGGCCTTGCATATTGATGCAATTCAATATTTTGCCAAATTTTAATCACACCAGAATCTTCAACGCTAATCGAAATATCTGCACTACGTATTATAGCATTACCTATTATATTCCAAAAATCATCTTCCATTCTTACCACATTACCATCAAATAAACCTATATCTAAATAAAAAGGAATTTGAATAGTATGCTTTAACTTTTTATAATATGTATCATCTAAAATAGATTGTCCTCTCATCAAAGCAGTTGTTTCATTTGTAATTAAATCATCATCAATTTTGGGTGCAGGTTTTTCTTCTGAAGGATCTGATACTGAATCCATTGTGATTTTTAAATACACTCCAAGATGTTCAGATGTTAATGCTGCTATAATGATTTCTTTTTCCTCATCACAAGTTATTTCAAATAAATCATATCGAGTGGTGTAAGTTACTTTCATCTTACCAATTAACACATTATTATCATTAGGATCTTTTACAGTAATATTGCCTTCATCAAAAGAAACTATAACAGTATTTTCTTGGCAATCTCCAAATTTAGGAATACCTTCCCAATGCCAAGAATTAACTGTAAATGGATTTTTAGATAAATTTCCAGTTCCATTTATAATATCAACAACCTCATCTTCTATTAATTCATCATTATCAAGTTGAATCATATTAGTAGAATTAAAAGTAGTGCAGAGTGAATATCCTATTAAAGCACTAGAATCATCGAATTGATTTGTAGGGTCATATATTATACTATTATTATGATAAACTCGTAAATAAGCTATATCATCAAGTTGAAAATCTGATTTTGATTCAGCGTCAACTACCTCTTGTGGAATATTATAATTATATTCCTTATAAGACACAATTGAAATATTAGTATCATCATTATTACTTCCACCTTGAACCTCAACTGTATTATATTGAGATTGTTCTTCAGAATAATCAGCTGAAACAATATTAAGGTACCTATCTAAAGTAATATTGATTGTACAATTACCATCAATTAAATCCATAGGCCTTACTGGAAATCTTGGTCTTACGACGATACTTCCATCTGGGTCTGTCCTTACAATAGCATTTACTACTTCAGCTAATCTTTGTATACCAGCTAAAGGTGTACCATCTAAATTATATTCTAAATTTAAATTGTCATAAGCAGTCCAATTAACACTAATAGAACCAGCTAATTCTTGAGCAATGCTACTTGAAGTCCTGTTTTCAAATGTTTGAGTAATAGGTTCACTAAAAGGTTCCGCCAATAAAGCAGTAATTTGTCTACCCCAAACAGTAAAAGAATGATTTGATTCATTAGCAGATCTTTCTTCTAATAAAAATTTATATGTAGTATACTTATTAGGATCAGATAAATCACCACCAATTCTTAATTCAATTCGTTCAGTGCCTATACCTGTTCCTTGATTAACATCACACATATTAAATGAGAGAGTATCTTTAAACTCAATTTCAATATGAGAAATGACATCAGATTCTCTTTGAGTAAGATTTATATCCTTAATTCTTTCTTTAATAGAAATGCCATCTATAAATATATCAAAATAAATATATGTTATTACTGGAATACTTCCAGGCTGTGGTCCTGGAGGCGGATCATACCATAATGAAGCTAACCCGTTAGAGCCTGCTTGGCCAAAATACTCTATATCAAGATTGATAAATTGAGCAGCTGTAAAATTATATCCACTTAAATTACCCCAAACATAATGCTCAGAAATAAAAGAATCATTTGCTAAAGGAACACTTATATATTGCTCTTTAATTATTGAATCTAAAACAGAATTACTGATATATTGGTCTTTATTTAATCCTATAGAATTAAAACTGTATTGATTAAAAGTCAAATCTGAATCTCTAAGTGAATTATGAAATGAATTAAAAAACACAATTTCAGTGCTTAATTCATTAACAAAATAATTAGAATATTCATATAATACCAATGGGGTTAAATTAATCTGGTGGGTTCCTTGTGCTAATTGACCTCCAGATGTATGAGCAAACAATCTCCAAATCTTTTTTACATCATCACAAATATATTCACTTATTAATTCAAAATCAACGACTGGAAATAAATAACCATAAATTACATCATAACAATCAAAAGTTAAATTTTCATCAAAGTCTATAACATTTATACTGAAAAATGTTGTGGAAACTAATTCACTTACTAACTCAAAATTATCTGTAAGTATTGGAATACCATAATACGCATCATAACATTCAAATATATTATTGCTGACGAACACAGTTGGAAATATAAAACACATTTTCCAATCAGTGCCTTCAACAGCTGAAAAACTTTCACTTATTAACTCAAAATCTAAGGTGTTTAAACAAAATGCTATATTGGGAGATTCAAACTCACTAATTAACTCAAAATTATCTACAGGAACTGGAATCCCAACAAAAGCTTCACTGCAATCAAAATTTGAAATTGAATCAAATGGTTTATAAAAAATATGCTTTGTATAGATTTCAAGAATATTTACATTATTAAATGTTGGGCAATCAAAATAATCACCATCATATAAATCATAGCATTCAAAAGAGGATGAGGTATTAAAAGGTTGCGCTTCAATTAAATCACCAAAATATATGCCACTGCTTTCAAAAGAAGAACTATTTTCAAAATCAGGCATAATCGGACTATAAAATATTGCAATTTCATAATCACTATTTAATTCAAAATTATCTGCTACTATAGGAAGCCCAATAAAAACTTCACTACATTCAAGGGTACTTATGTTATCAAAACTAGGAATTATATTTTGAAAATAAACATCAACTTCAATATTATTTGTAGTAATTAATTCAACAATAGCTGGTTTAAAAACAACATCTATTTCAAATGAAGAATTTAAATTGAATACTGGAATATTAACAAAATCACCTGAAAACAATGTGACTTCAAATGAATTACTACTATTGAAATTAGGCGGGGTCCATTGAAAATAAGTATCTACTTCAATATCATTTACGCTACTGAATACTTGGCAAATAAAATAATTATCATCGTAAGTCCCACTACAATGAAAAGATGAAGTATGATAAAAACCTGAACTAATAATTGGTTGGCAAAATTTACTTTCAAATGAAAAAGTACTATTAAAATCTTCAACTACTATTTCATAAGGAAAACCCCCTAAAAACTCAGAAGTAAGCTCAAAATTCGTGGCTGAAATAAACTGACCAAGAAATACATCATTACATTCAAAAGACGACGTAAAATCGAAATTAGATGGAATAACTCTGCTTAGGCCTGATGTAAATGAACTTGTGCAATCTAAATCTTCTAATGAATAAATACTGACTTTATATGTAGGAGCCCCTAAATTAGATACTGAATTAAAATTAGGGCAATCGATTAATTTTGCTACATTTACTTTACTACATTCAAAAGAAGAAGAATGCTCAAAATTTTCTGCAGGTAAAATAAATACTGGTTTGGGAAGTCCCAATACCACATCTTGGAAATAGTTTTCTGTATCGAATTCTTTTTGAATCAAATATCCAAAATATATAGAGGAGGTTTCGAATTCTGAAATTAATTCAAAATCAGGAGGGAAATATACAAATGCAATTGATCCTTTATAGGCTGAAACATTTTCAAAAATGGAAGGGCCAATTATATAATTAGTGCTTGCTTCAAAAGAAGATATATTTTCAAAATCTGGAGCTGGTACAAGTAATGCTCTATGAACATGTGAGCATTCTAAAGAACTTACATGTTCAAAAATAGAATCGACTTGAATTTGAATACTGGGATAAGGAAAAGAATAATGATTATGGAATTGATTGTAACTTATAAATTCTTTATGAGCATAAAAATTTACAACAATGCCGTTAAATGCATCACTACATTCAAAACCAGATGTATGATTAAATTCGCAAGAGAGTATCTTAATTGAAGAAGTTGAGTCAAAAGAAGAAGTTGACTCAAAATCTAAAGAATTGACTATACTTTCTGATTCGAGAAGTACTACTATGCCCATTTTATGCCCTAGTTGTTAAATTTAAACACAAGCCAAGCCAAGACTAACAGTACCTGCAGAAATTGACACTACATATACTGCTACTTTTTGGGCACCTAAGGTATTTACTTCAAGCAATTCACCAATATAGTCTGTATTGATTTGGATTAGCGTTGCGTTGATTGTATAACTACTTGAATATGCTACTTCATTGTTTTGATCTTTATATTTTACTCGAATTACACAATTAGCACCAGAATCTGAAAAAAGAGTTCTAATTAAAAGGGATGATGATCTCATACTAACAATATCGCTAGTTTCAGATCCAACAGTAACTGCTCCTTTATCTTGAAATAACATTGGAGCTTGGCATATAGTTGTAGATTGCAAAAAAGCCTCATCCCAACCTGCCAAGCCTCCAACTGGAACTGGTTGGCCTGATTGCACATCTCTCACATAAAGATTTGGAAATTTAGCCCCACCACCACCAGAGAAAAGCAAAAGCAAAGACATAATTCAGTTCCTTATCCCAAAAATAATAATTAAGAATTATTTACTGCAATATTTTGAAGCTGCAAACTACTACCATCTGAAATTGTATAGTCAGCATCAAAATCAATACACCCAATAATAGTCTTGTCTGCAATTGTATCATCATATAAAACTGCAGATCCAGTTGGCCCAATCGAACCACCACTTGCATCCCATTGAACATTATCCCAAGTGACGCGACCTCTATTATTAGAATCATCTTCAATAACAGATACTCCTGTCATAGTTTCACCACCAACAGTATACCCATTCCCGCCACTTAATTCATTTGCGCTTACATCAGAATAAGTTGCATGAGAATCCTCATTAAATGCAAATGATGAATCAAGCAAAATCATTTTAAATGTATCGGCATCAAAATCAATATTCCCACTGAGAACTTGAAATTTATAATGATTACTTAAGGTTGATACAATAGCCATTTAACTAACCTCCTGTTTAAATTTTATTTATTCAACATATATTTCTAATAAAGTTAAATTATTACTATATGCATTTGTATTTATCGGAACATTTTCTCTCCACCAAATCCCAAAAGAAGAAGGATGAGTGTCAATTACTACAGTATTACCTGCAATTGCAGTAACACCAACCCAACATGATGCAGGTATTGTTAAATAAGGAGATCCTTGATCAGGGTTATTTGGTGCAAAAGTACTCACATAATTACCAGCACCGACAGAACCAACAGTATCCCCAACACAAGTAAAATCAGATCCATTTGTAAAAGTGAGAGTCCATCTTTGCTCTATAGTACCTTTGTTAGCTAAAACAATTTGATCTTCATCAAATGATCCACCTTGAAGATTTTCAGAAAATTTTGATTTAGTTGGTTCTAAGTCACCTAAACTCAAACACATTCCTACAACAGTGTTAGTGGTTACATAATTGTTCAATAAAGTATCTGCTAATTTTACAGCTACAGTATTACCAGTCCAAGTGACATTATTTTTTTGATATGCAACAGGAATTGTAGATCCATTATCTGGTGCAGTAGAAAAAGTAATATCTACAACTCCAGTAGAATAATTAACTGAACCTGATGAAATATTAGCTCCTGAAATATTTCCAGACCCATCATCATAAGCATCATATACAGAGGTTCCTATAGTATATTGAATATGGAATGAACCTGCTTTAGTTGGAGTATTAGAACAAGTTAATGAAAATGCTGTTTGTGATCCGTCAGGAGCAGGTGACATATTCTCAGTTGAAACTGTTGCATCAACATAATGATACTCTAAATGACCATTATTGCTATATGAAAAAATATTGGCTTTATTACCACCAAGTAATTCAAGACAAGTACCATAAGGATGAACATCTTCTTCTTCAACAGTAGGTGCTGCCTGTGACACCCACTGGGATCCATTATAATAAACTTGATCTAAAGGCTTTACTGTTGAATTAACGTCTTCATTTAAAAGTATGTGACTGTTAATTGCCAACAAAATGCCATTTTCAAGATCTACATTAGTATCTTCAAAATCAATTGAAATAGTATCGTCTCCAGCATTTACATCAGCACTTAAATAACCTGAACCATACCATTTATAAGTTGAATCAATATTGCTTTGAATATCTGTTTGTGAACCTGCAGCAATTCTAAATGCATCATCTGCTAAACTTGGTAATGTTAAATAAGCTAAAACATCAAAAGCTGTTTCGTCACTTGAATTTGCATTCCAAACAAATTCTTTTCGATACCTGGTTATACCAGCAGTGCGTTCAGGTTTTGTTACTCTTGGAAATAAGTTATATTTGGTTCGATTAAGAACTTCGATATAACTCATTCGGCCACCATTTGCATTTGTATCAGTAACAGTTGCACTTTTAACAAATTTTAAATCAGATCGTGCAATAGTCATAGTATCTCCTTATTTACAAGGTCTTTGTCTTGGCCCACCACAAGGCGTATTTTTAGAAATTTCAAATCGCACATTTGGATGATTCGGTGCAAGATGATCCGGTGCAAATTGCAAATTTGAATCTAAAGCATTAAATTGAGGAGGTAAATCAACTCTCTTGTTTTGCGCATGAGAATTTGGTTTGCTTATTCTAGGAACCGGTTGTTGTCGAAATATTTCATTTTTATTAAAAAAAGAAGACAATTCTCTTGGTGTAGCAAAATATGTTTCTATGCCAATAACTTCACCATTTTCATTTAACACCAACGTAGTTTCTGTCTGTGACCTATCATCAAAAAATACAATATTCTTCATTGTCTCTTAGACCTCCATCAATTTAATTGTTCCTATGTATTTATCATTATTACTAAATTCTACTCTTGATGCCATTAATGGTTGAACTTCAACTGCAGGTGGTTCATGATATCTAAATGCAACATTAAAAGTAAAGGGATTACCTGACATTGAAGTATCTGAATATGTAAATACTAATTCCATTGGGGTCATTGCTTCTAATGCATTATGTAAAAGTTCAACTGTTTCTCTTGTTAACCAGCCTCTTGTCTCATTTGCAACTAAATCAATAGGTCTTCCTTTTTGAATAGGATTAGCCCAGATTATTTGAGTGCCTCCAAGAGTTCGATCAACACCACCTGCAATAGCAACCCAATCAAATTCATTAACCCAAATTAAATCAGGAGGTAATATTATCTCAAATGAACCTGCAACTATGATTAATTTTATTTCCATATCTTAAGATAAATAAATTTCAGCCGGATTTAAAGTATCAGTATAACTACCACCCATATCTTCCCATCGAGGAGTATCATCATCTGGAATTGCAATAAAATATTTTCCAAGATAAGAGCCGCCAAAACCAATATCAAAAGTACCACAATTCTGCTCTTCTGACATTATGCCACTAGAAGACCCAGCTGCAGTAACCAATGCATCCCAATAAATGTTATCAAATGAACGATAGATAGAAAATGATTCTCCTGCCACAAAATGATCTGGATTAAAATTATCTCCACCCGTATAATTTACTGCATTAATGCTCATTGATGAAACTTTGGTTATTTTACTAAGTCTTAACCCAAGACTATATTCGAGCTCCCATTCACTGCTAATACCAGAACATTCTGTACCATTGTAAAGAGTTGTACCGCCAGATAAACTTAAAGTAGTGTAAGGATCAGTTAATGGATTGTTACCTGTAAAGAAAGAGCCGTTACGTAAAGAAGCAAAGCTATCACCTGGTACTACATAACCCAAAACTTCACATGGGGTAAAAGAAGAATTAGTGGATCCATCTGAAATTTGAAAAGATGAAGATGTAAATATTTTAAAATACTTTGCAGTAACTGCTTGATCAAACCAAAAATCTAAATAGTAATATCCTGATTCAGCATCTGTAATATACCTATTTAAATTATCTGAATCATCAACAGAGAAACTTTTTATTTGAGTCCACGTATTATTATCACTTGATTGATATGCGACAAAAGTACCAGACGAACCTGCAGCCCATTGATCTGGAGTAAAACCTTGAGTATTACACCTAACCCTAACGCGCAAACCCATTAATTCAGCTGCACTAATTAACTCTAAACCAAAAGCTCGATTACCAGTCCATGAATACCCAGCACTAGTATTTAAGTTTTCATCAACTAATGCATCTCGAATACTAAGTACTGAACTTAAAGGTGTACTATCATAAGCATACAATCCATGTGCAGCAATAACAGTTTCAACATACTCTACAGAACTTGGTGCAAATGAAAATAAATTACCGACAGAATCATAAATTTTTAATGCATCTGCTCTATCAAGCCAACTATAGGCTTCTCCAGCATCATAACTTGCACGTAATGTTTGAAGGAAATTTACTTGATTTGGTATATTTTCAACTGGTGCCCCAGACAAAATAGTGTTTCCATTACCCGATAGAAGTTGAGAATTAAAACCATCAAAAGTCCTCATTATATCAAGCCTCCTTTAAGCACAACACTTCCAGCATCGATTTGAGTTATATGCAAACCTATCTTCTCTGCCCCCATAATATCCCATTGTAATTGAGGAGATGCATAATTACCGGATCCAGATCCATACCTAAAAGCATAAGAACCCATTCCAGATGCTTTAGTTGCTCTTACGCCAACAACAGCATCTAAAGAATTAAATATAATGGGTGTAATATATACATTTCCACTACTGGATGTATGCTCAGGCATAACAATAAGAACTGTTTTATCTCCTACAGTTAACAAATTATTTGTTAAATCCGTAGGAAGACTTAAAAGATTAACACCATCAGCTGAACTAATTGCACCACCAGAACCTCTAATTGTAAGTACTGTAGTTAATTGTCGAGCAGTTATTTCAACCATCTGTACTACTCTACTATGAGATTCTGTATCTTGCTCATAAGCATCTCGAGTAGCAATATAATCACCTTCATCTTGATCAGCAATCCTAGTGGCTTGTTCGGCCATAATTGAATTCCTCCATTATTATATATTTTGACCTACTAATTGTTTGCGTTTCAAACCTTTCTCTAATTGATTGATCATATCTTCTGTAGCGAGACCCTTAAAAGGCACACCAGCTAAATTAATATCGAATTTTCTTATTGGAGAATCGTCATTTAATAATTTCTTTTCAACAACAGAACGAACTTTAGTTAATCGTTTACCTACAGAAGGCATACTTGTTGCACTTTTGCCTTGATTATAATTATTAAATAAATCTCTGCCAAACATTCGAACAGCTTCTTTATTTATTACTGCTTCACCTGGCTCTAAATCAAATGGAATACGATCTCCTCCACCATAGCCAGGTAACACAATACCAGTACGTGCACCAAACCTACTCATACCACCTAATACATTTCCAGCATTATCAGCTGCATCTCCCATATCTTCCAAAGCGTCACTGGCCCCACCTGCAGCATTATCTAAACTACTACTAAAATTTTCTAATGACTGAGATACCATATCAGCAACTTCACTCATTGAAATTTCAGATTCCCCATCTTGAAAAAGCCCCATATTTACACCACCACTTCTTACATTAGATGCAGCTGTATTAATTGTAAATATAGCTGAACTTATTGCTTCAGAAATGTTTGCAGATGAAGAAATTAATCCTGAACCAAAAATATTGATTGATTCAGTAGAATTTTTAGTTGCATTAGACATTGGAACTACAGACTCTACCATTTCAGTAGATGCATCATCTGTAGCTTCACTTAAAACTTCTGCTTCTTTAGGTGCCTCCAAAGTAAAATCTGCAACTTTAGTTTTAATAGTATTTAAGGCCTCAGAAAACATTTCTATTTGGGCTGTATATTTCTCACTAGGAACAGTCATCTTTGATTGAACTTCACCCATTTTATTAGACAATCCTTCTAAGTAAGACAAGAAAGATTGAACTTCGGAATTTGCTTCTGTCGAACCTTTTGAAGATAAGGCGGTTTGTAAATCTGTGAATTTTTGCGAAAGTTCTACCATTGAACTTTGCGCTTGACTGCCTAAAGAAGGAAAAGCGTTCGATAACGCATTAGTTAAGCCCTTCCCAAAAGTATCTTCTATTCCTTGCATCAAGTTAGAAATTTCTCTAGATCTTTCAACAGCTGCTGCACCACTTCCAGTAAAACCAGTAAAACCTACATTAGAAGCATATACAGCACCTGTTAAAATATCTCTAAATATTTGGATGCTTTCATCAGATATTTTTGCATCTATTTCCTGCGCACCTTGAACTTCATAAGTAATTGGTTGTTCGTATGGATTTTGAAAGCTTGCTTCATACTGAGGATTTGATATTTCAAATTTCTGTTCTCTTTTTTTGATTTTCAAAGCATTAAAAGTTGTGTCTCCAATTTTAGCAACTGCTTCTTCTGCTGTTTTAAATCCATGGGCTATTCCCGTAGTACTATCTTTGATTAAAATCATCCCGTTGACAATTTCCATTGATAAATTTTTAATCTTATCTCTATCGAACATCGAACCGCTTAAATCAGTAGATTTAATTGTATTAAGTAACTTATTGTTAATTAAAAATTCCTCATTAAATTGATCTGTTACTTTTGACATTGAATTAATAAAATTAGAAGATTCTTGAATTAATCCAACTCTACTACTTGTATTGTCTGGTTGTAATTTTGTTTGGATTTGCGATTGTTGTGATATTGAATTTATTTTATTCCTTGCTTCCATTAAGACATCATAAACTATACTTTGGTTGCCTCCTAATTTTTCTCTACTAAAATTTGATAAAGTCATTGAGGCGTCATTAACTGCAGATATCATCTCTTTATAAGCAGATTCCGGTACACTTTTAGATAATTCTGCAACTGTATCATATAATTGAGGAATTACAGTATCAAAAGCGTTTGTAAGTTTTAAGGATCGATATTCTTGATCAGACCAGTCTTTACTTGGCAATGTAGTTTCTGATCTTCTTTTATCCTGTGCAGCATATTGTTTCATTGAATTAACAATACCTTCACTTAGCCCTTTTACATCTTCATCTGGAATTTTAAATTCTAATGCTTTAAATTTTTCATAAGCTAAACCTTCCACACCAAATACACCCGTAGTTGCAGCAGGAAAAATTCTATCATTTGCTTTATCTAATTCAAAAATATAATTACCTACTTTAACTGAAGTTTCTGACTGTGCTTTTGCAACTTTACTTAAACCTTCTTTTGATTGTTTAGCAGAATCTACTATTGCACTTTCTGAATGAATATCATGAGTAAATATTGACCCTTTCTCAGTTGCTTGATCAGTAAATTTTTTAATATTATTAGCCATTTCATTGTTATTAGGTAAATTCACAACTAACTGCTTTGATATAATTGCAGATATTATTGATTGTACGCCTTTAACAAAAACATCTCTTAAATCAGAAAATTCCTGAGCAAGCTTACTCATTAAATTTTCTGTAGTATCTTGTGTTGTAGGAAGTGCATCAAGCAATGTTTTAATAAAATTTTGATCAAACACACCTTCAAGATTTTGCATTAATTCACTAACTTTAAAAGTACTTTCTTCTAACTTAACAGTAGCATTCTTAATAGAATTACCTGATACCTCAGAATTTATTTCAGGCATTTGTTGTATTTCATAATTCACACCAGGAGCTTTTATTGCAGAAAATAAATTTTTTATCGATTCATCTAAATGAACATCATGGACAAATATCGAACCTTTAGTTGAACCTAATTTAAGTAATTGATTAACTGCATTATCAGTCACTGCCATTTCTTCTTCAGTGTATATTGGACTTTTACCAAGTTTATCTAAATATTCATTAAATGCAACCTTTAATTTAGATTCATTTTCAAGAATAGTTCTGATATCTACTTCATCACCACGACCAACTATCTCCCTAAAATTCTCAGGTAGCTGCATTGTCATATTTGGATACGTAGTAGACAACCATTGTGAAAATCCATGAATACCTGCACTCATTTCTTTAGCTGCTTCTTGGATTTTACCATAACCCTGAATAACGTTTCTATCTTCAGTAGAAATAATTCCTTTAGGGACAAATACTTGTGCAATTCCTCTAGCAATTGCTTCCTGGTTGATATCTATACTTTCACCATCTTTAGTTGCATAAATAGTAGATATTAATCTATTGCTTTTCTCATCATACTCTTTAAAAAATGCTTGAATGCTATAACCTGATTTTTTATACTCATCAACTAAATTTCTTATTCCTTCGGTTTGTAAGGTACTACCTGCTTGATTTGATTCTAATGCATCAATGAAAGCAAGTCTTAGATTAACAACTGCATCCCCAATTTTAGTTTGAAAAGTATCTGCATCGAGAATTTTAGTGATGTCAATCGGAATCATTTTTCCAAGCACTACATCTGCTTGTGCAGTACGTTTTTGAAGCTTTCCATCTCGCAAACGAAAATCATCTCTGGCAAGATACCCTTCCTGAACTTTCTTCTTCTGAGCATCAAAAATATTTTGAGCCATTTGACTTACATCCTCAAAAGAAGAAATTGCAACTTCTTCAACTTTATCAGCAACTTCAGTCCATTGAGGCAATTCACTAACAAAAGAATCAATTTTATTCTGATTCTTTTGAATATTTTTCAATGTAGTTTCTGATGCAATTGGTTGAATCTTTTCTTGCAATAAAGCTTTTGTAGTTGATGGTTGAATATTTGAAATATCAATTTGCTTAAGATCATTGCTTGTGATTTTCAACATGCTAGTTATATCATCTAAATAAGAGCTCATTGATGTCGGATTTAAATTTTTAGCGTCATCACTTATGCCAGTAATACTGCTTAAAACAACACCTAATCTAGAATCAATTTCTTCTTGAGTTTTTCCAGATGCTTTCATACGATCTAACTGAATAATAAATTGTGTGCTAAGTTCATCGATATGAGAACTGACTTCTGGAAAAGATTTACCAAGATTAAGTAATTGTCGAGATATGCTAGAAACAACATCTTCTTTTTCTACTGGAATCTTACCAAAAGCTTTAATAGGTTGAACTTGTGCTTGTAATTTATTTGCTGCATCAACTAAACCTTCACTGGCTTCTCCAATTAATTTATTGAACATTCCAAGAGTCTTATCATCTTTAAACACTCCTTCTTTATCTAACTTAACATTAAATCCCATAGCACTTAATGCTTGAATTGCTTGAGTTAATCCTTCGCGTTTTAATAAATCAGCAATTACTTTGCTTTGTTTAGAAACTGTCTCTGAGTACTTTGTAAGTTTCTCTTGCAATGAGACTAAACTCTTTAAAGCATCTTTTGTCTCAAGTCGAGACTTTTCTGCTCGATCAGCAACTTCTTTCGCTTCAACACCAATAGAAGATATTTCCACATTAGTATTTTTGATTTCATCTAAATATAACTTAAAATTCTTAGTTAATTCAGGATCACCCAATGAAGTAATATGAACTAATAATTCATCCATACTTTTTATTTTTAATTCACCACTGTCAATATCAGCCAAAACTTCAGCTAATTTTTGCATTGACTTAGCAGTTTTTCCGCCAGTCTCTTCAAGTGTTTTTAACTCAGCAGCTTGTCTTTCTTTACGAGCTTTTGTTGCATCATCATTAAACTTTTTTTGTTGAGCTGACATTTCGCTATTATGCCTATTTTCATCTCGAGATCGCTCACCCCACATTTTTTCATTTTCAATTTTCTGATCAACATCTGCCTTATAACCTGGTCTTTTCCACCTAAGCTTTTCAATTTTCTTTATAGAAGCAGCTTGAATTTTTGCATCTTTAACTTCTTCACGATAAGATATTTTTCGTAAAGACTGGCTTTCTTTAGCTGCTCTGTTCTCTCGTTTATGTCGCTCAATCATTTCTTTCTTTTCAGCTTTAGCCTTATCTGATATATGCTTCTTAAGGCTTTCTACTGCTGAAGACATCAGCTTCTCGTTGATTTGATCTAATCTTTCTAAATAAGTTTTAGCCCCTTTCAATTTATCCTCATCAGAGACACCTAACTTTTTTCCCCTTTCAAATGCTTCTTTAGCTCTAAGTTTTTCATTCTTTAATAAAGCAACATTCATATCTCGAACTGTTTTAGATATATCAGCATTTTTAGCAAACTTCTTCAAATAATCAAGAGTAACACTAAGAACTTTATTTGTTAAAACAATACTACCCTCCCACTTACTTATTGCATCTTTTACTTCAATACTGAGACTCTTAGCTTGTGCAATTACATTAGTTAAGCGTTCCATGCGCTTAACTGTTAAATCTATTGCACCTGATACATCACCAGACATAGCCTTTGCTAAATCTTGAATTCCCTTATGACCACTCTTAATTGCTGCTTTTAAAGATTTCTCTATTCCATCAGTAAATTTTTCTATTGCATCCTCACCATCTTTTTCAGAACCAAATGAAGTGTTATTGGATATTGCTGATTGAGCGCGCAGCCACTCTTCTGAAACTAAACTACCCATTTTAGACATTGATTCTTGCAATAAATTAAATCTCATCATTGCAGCATCAACAGCATTGTTCATACCTGAACGCCACTCATCTTGTGCTGATCTAGCTTTTGCCCAAGGACTAGTTAAAGCAACTCTTAATTCATTACCCCAATTACTAAATGCTTTAGGGAGTTTATTGTCCTTTATCATTTTAGAGGTTTCTTTAGCCCAAACGCTACCCACTTTTGTATATGCTGAAGTAAAACTCTTAACTATTGGATCTGTGGTTTTTGAAATATCTCTTTCTAATTTACCTAAAATAGATTTTGAACCATACTCAAAAGAACCAGTTAAAGCTTTATCTACATCAAGTGAAGCAGTAACTCCTTCATTGACCCATTGACCCCAAGCACGACTCCAAGTACTTTCAAATTCTCTTGCTAATGTACCTCCCATCTGTGCAATACTAGTATTTAACATTGATATGTCAGTAATAGCAACCTCAACAAATTTTTTAGTTGAATCTGCTGCTTGTAACATGCTACCATCTGCAGAAACTGCTTTCATAGATTTATGAAATAATTTAAGATCTTTACGTGCTGCGTTAATCAAAACAACTGCTCTCTCATCTTCCCCTAAACTAGCCCACGAATCAGCAAGACCTTTAACTTCATCTTTACTTTCAGAAGCTAAATTAGGAAACATTTTCATAAAAGTAGCAAACTCTTCAGCACCCCCTACTTGAAATACCTTGTTTAAATTTTCACCAACTTCTTTAAATTGATCAAATAATTCAGCAGTTTTTGCACTTTGCTTCATTCTTTTAATAAAAACATTAAATTTTAAATTAGTAGTTTTGAGGCTATCACCAAACAAAGTTGTAGATTCAAAAACATTATTTAATTGTCGATCGAAAGTAGCAATTGAATTTTTATCCCACACTAAATCAAAAGTTGTAGCGCCCTGCTGCAAAACTATTTTAGCTGAATCAATCATGAGCTTGGCTGCTTCTTGGCCTTGGCGTTTAAATTTAACTTTATCTGGGTCACTCAAATCTTCTATTTTAATTTTTAAACTAGTGCTTTTCTCTTTGCCCCTAAAAGAATCCCAACGAGATTTCAACCAAGAACCTTCGAGTGCAGTTGTAATTGTATTTTTATAAATTTCACTTGCCTTTTTATACTCATTGCCTAATTCAACAAATCGACCAATTGCTTTATTTGATGTCTCTTCTTTTAAATTTGCAATAACATCATTTAAATCCCTCCAAGCAACAATTGCATCAGTTACAGTACCATATTTTACATTAAATTCAAAATTTTCAAATTGAAAAGTACCTTCTAATAAACCACTTAAATGAGACAAATCTCTATTAAATTCTTTGGTTTCTATATCCGCATCAATTTTAAGACGCATATTCATGGACTCACGTAATTCACTAAGCTTATCAACATATCTAGTAATTCCTGATATATTTCCTGTAAGGCTTGCAACAGTTTTATTAAATTCAGCGTTTACTGTACCCAATATTTGTGCATAATACTCAGTACCACGCGAAAGTTTTTCGAACCACTCAAAAGCTTTTTGCACTGCAACAGATAAAGCTAAAAGTGCAATAGTAGACGCTAAGAATCCTTTAACTGCTATAGCTGCTCCACGTGCTGCTCCACCTATTCCTCTAAATCCTGCAGCTACCTTAACTAAAGCTTCACGTTTGGCAACTGCTTTACTGAATGAAGAATCAAATTCTCCAATTTGAGGAACTATGCCACTCATTACTTTTCGCATAGTTTTAAACCAACTTGTTAACTTTGAAGTACCAAGGCCAACACCTCCTGCAAATCCTTTCCAAGATTCTTTTAAAACAGACATGCTTTTTGTTTGCTTAACAAAATCTTTTTCCATAGCATCTTGAGAAATTCCTATAGATACTTTACGAATTGGTGTTGATATTTGATCGACTAACCTACCAAACTGATTTGAAACTTTTTGAGTTTGAGAATCAAATTTACTATAACTCTTAGTCATATTAGATGCAAATTCACTCCAAGCTGCAGGATTTCTAACTAAATTAAAAACTTGATCCATAGACTTAATGCCTATCTTGCTCATTTGATCCATGTTCGAAGAATATAATTTATTTAACTTACTCATTCCTTTAAATGATTCAGCAAATCCTTTTGTAGATACAGCACCTAATCCAAAAGTTTTTATACTACCTAATTTATTTGCTTCAATACCCAACTGACGTAATTTAGTAGTATATTGGCTCATAGTCATAGAACCACTTGCTAATTCTTTTTCGAAAATATCTAATTTAGTAGTTAAATTTGACATTCCACTGGCTTTAATAGTTTCTTTATGAACAGCATTAAGTCTATCTCTAAATTGATCAGCAGAAATTGATCCTCTTTGAAACTCACTAATGGTTCGAGTTAAATTAGTTTTAATAGTAAATTCTTTCTCACGGGCTAAGAAAGTCGGTTCGAATGCAGCAATTGATTTCATCTGGCTATTAAATTCAGTCAGATCTCCCATACTCCATTTGCCTGAAGTTACTTTTGTATAAGCTCTTTCAATATCTTTTAAACCAGATATAATAAGTTGTTGTTGAGGTTTAAAAGACGACGTTAATCCAGTTAGTCCTTTAAACGTAGACATTGTAGATCCCATTTTACTCATTGCAGTCATTTTATTTGCTGCAGTTTCATATGCTTGACCTAAATTAATTGCATTTAATCCAGTCTTTCTTAATTCAACATTGAGTAACTTTAATGCAGTTCTGTTTTGATCTATATTAAGAGTAAACTTATTAATTCCTTTAGCCCACTTATCAAACCTCAAAGCATCTAATCCAGGCAAAGGCTTTTTCTTAATTCCAGCAAATATTGCAGCACCAGTTGCAACTACACCAAAAAATGAAATATAACTTTTAACATCTGGAATATCTGGAATAAAAGGCATTTCAGAAATTCTCTTAATACCACTTTCTACTTGCTGAACCATTGAAGCTAATACGGTAACGCCGCCACGAGCTATTCCCATTACACGCGCATAACCTGCTCGAGTGAAACCTTCAATTCGATGAATTGATCTATCAAAACCACCAATTAATAATTCAGACATATCTTCGCCAGCACTAAACGCAGCATATTTTAACTGAAATAATGTCTTTTCATAATCACCAGCTTTTAATAAAAGGATGGCAAAAGCACGAGCACCAACTACACCCATAGACTTAAAAGTCCTAGTTAAATTCTCTACTGTAAGATTAGCAGTCTTTAATTGTTCTTGCATTGCTATGCCAGCTTGAATAATATAATCAAATGGTCTAGCTCCACTGACTTCCAACCCCTCAAAAATCTTTGTTAAATCAACTCCTATATTTGCCTGATTTCCAATTGCTTGTAAAATATCTTTTGTTTCATCTAATCTTTTAGTTGAATTTAAAAGCATCCTATTAAATGCACGGCCCGCCTTTGAACCCTTTAACATATTATCATTTAAAACTGCAAGTGCCGCAGTTACTTCTTCAAATTGCATACCAGAAAGTTTAGCAGTAGCGATTGTATAACTTATACCAGTAATGAGTTCTCCAATCGTAACCATATGATCTCTAAATGTTGCAGTTAATACATCAGTGATATATACAAACTTTTCAGTATTTGTTCTTGCTCCTTCAATTGAATTTCCATATAAATTAAAAACACCTGCTATCAATCGAGTAGTATCTTTAACTTCACCTTCAGTAGCAATTATCATTCGAAGAGTTGGTTCAATGGCAGACATTACTTCATTTGCTTGCAAACCTGCAGAACCCAACTGATACATGGACTCACCAATTTCTTCAGAGGTTGTACCAAGTTGTTTAAATAAACTATAAAACGTAGATCTTGTCTGGGCCTTAAACATTACTTCCATATTCTGAGCCCAATCAGAAGCCCACTTAACACCTGCTCCAGATAAAGCCCGAATTGAAGAATCAATACCCAACACTGCATTATTAGAATCACGAAGAACACGAAGAACTCTTCTTACTTGAATATCCAAAGCACCAAAATTAGAAAGTATTTTTTGTATCTGACCAAACCCCATAAAAAAGATTTGTTGTGAAACATACCACCTAGTTTGATATGCAACTAGATTTAAAAACTGATCTCCTGCAATTCTTAATTTACCTGTAAACCGATCTGCTAAAGTAACCATGCCTTGAGATTGGCTTTTTAATACGGCCATACTCGAAGTCATTTTTTTAATTTCTTCGCTAACTCCTTTGAATCCAGAAAATGCCCTCATTGGACCCATTGCAGTCTCTAATTTTGAACCTAGCTCATTTGAATAAGAAAGGAATTCACGCCTAGCATCACCAGTAGAAAGAGATTTTCTAAACTCGGGACCTAATGCTTTCATAGACATAAGTAAACTTTTTATTTCTGTATGGACACCTTTAGCCTCCCCTCTTGTTTTTAATAATCGATTTTGTAAATCAAGTTTTGCAGATTCAACCTCTACACTCTTTAAAACTCCTTTAACTTTTGTCAATGCAATAGTTAATTCTTTAGTGCTAACTGTATCTTTATTTAAGTTATCATGGATCTTCTGCAGTTCAGTACCTGCAGCACCCATTGATTTAAGACCTGCAGCACCATTTAATAATTCAATTATAAACCCTTGTATTGCATCTTGTGATTTCTTTAAATTATCACCCGCTAAATTTTTACCTAACGAATTCAATTTAATATTTAATTTATCAATAGCTGCAGCAGGATTCAATGCAGCTAATTGAGTCAATTCTGTAATAAACTTTTCTTCTCCAGGAAGAATTTCTTTAAATTCTGAACCTAACTTAATTACAGCATTGTTAATAACTTGAAGTACTTTTCCTACTTCTTTTCCAGCACTAGCTAAATGCCCCATTGCTTGTTCACTGGCATCAAAATTTGGCACTGGCTCTGAAAAACTAGTTTGAATATCCATTAAATCAGATACAATACCCCCACCACCTGTAGCCTTGCCTGGAGTAATACCTAAATCAGTTAAAAAATCAGTCTTTGGGGTCTTTGAAGCTCGATTCATCTTCTCAATACCCTGCTTAGTTTTTTGTGCAACTTTATTTGATCCTTGCTCAATTACTTGAGCCAAGACTTGAAGCCTTTTTTCTGCCTCATCAGGTGTTGCAACTAAAGCTTTAGAACTAAATATTTGAGTTAGTTTACGTATATCATTTAATAAATCTTTAGTTACTGGATCTAAATCAACACTTCTAATAACATTAATCATTCCTTTTAAAGCTGAAGAAAATCTCTTCATATTGCTTTCGATATTAACATTTCCTTTAAAAGCCTCACCAATCATTAACATAGATTGAGCCAGTGGCTTTAATACCTCAACAAGCATTCTAGCATTATTTGCTGCATCTTTACTTACACCAAAATTAAGTTTTTTAGATATATCAGGAATGCTATTCAATAAGATCATCATTGATTTCATTACTTTTTCAAAATGACCTAACGCAGTAGCTCCTTTTTTAGAATCTTTGTCTATCTCACTAAATACAGCTGTAAATTGATAAAGGTCTTTTGTCGCAGCAACTAAATCACGTAATCCTTGAGCAAACTGAGAGAATCTTTTAACAGCAGTTGTATTTGCAAACCCAGTTAAAGCTTTAACAGCAGGACTCATTGCAGCAGCAACTTGATTCATTGTTATTATAACTATATTACCAAATGAACTAATTTCTTTTTGAGTTAAAGTAAAATCTGAAGCAAGTTTGATTTTTTCCATTGCATCAAAGAAACTATTTATTGCATAACCTACATCTCTTAAAGGTTTTAAGCTTGTACTTAATCCTGCACCAATAGATAATTTAAATTTAGAAGTTTTACTAAACTCAGCATCTAATTGCATAATGAGGGCAACTAATTGTTTGATTCCTTTTTGAATTGCACCAGATTGAGTTTCTTCTCCTACTCTACGCAACTGAGTCATTAATATATCTAACCCCTCACCTACATGAGTAATTGCTTTAGCAAACATACTAAACGTACCAGTAAGTTGAATTGTCTTCCCTTTGCCTGGGCCAAAATCCCAATCTATAGGTGTAGCAAAAGCTTCTCCCCACTTTTTCAACCACGAAGTATCTCCAGAAAGATCTTTTAATTCTTTCATATTAATGCCAAGTTTAGATAAAGCATTACCAAGCCTCTTTAACCCTTCTGTTGTTTTATCTGCTTCTAATCCTGTTTCAGGAGCAAAATACTTAGTTACATCAGGGGCTTTAAAAGATGCCATAGTTTGAGAGGTATATCCTAAAAAGGTTTCAAGATGCCTTTTATTTGTTTTTGTCATACCGCTAAAATATTTATCATATGTCTGCATCCACTTTTGAAAACCTTGTGCGGTAGAATGACCCATTTCATTAAAATATAAAGACATTAATATTCTCATCTGGGGAGTCATTTTATCAAAAGCTTTTAATAATAATCTAGGCTTACTTGCAAAACGTTCAAAAATTCCTTTCATTTCAGGTTCTAATTCTTTTAGAAACATTGTCATCTGTTTCCATGTATCACCACCTGCTACAGCAGACTCTCTCCATTGCTGAATCATCTTATCAGAATCACTGCCAGTAGCTTTAAGTATTTGATCAACACCAGTTTTACCTAGCTGAAATGAAGGCCTTATTTGAGCTTGCTTACTAAAAGCATTAACCTTATTCATAGCAATAGACATTGCTGTACCTACTCTAGAAGAAAATTCTTTAAGATCTATCTGATCAAATTTCTTCAAAGCGCTTGCAGATTTATTTACTGTCTCAGCAAGTTTCTCCATATCTTTTTCAGAGACCTTTGCGTGAGTAGGTAACTTTTTTAAAACTTCATATGAACTATTAAGGCTCGAACCCATATCTGAAACTGAGCGCGTTACTAATTGAAACTCTAAAGGTAAAGTTTGACCTGTCTTTTTTGCATATGCAATTGTTTCGTCAATTTCTGCTTGAAGTATATTTAAATGTTGAGTAACTGTATCAAGATTTCTGATAGAATTGCCCATCTTAATATCTACTTTGCCTGTCTCACCTACACGAGACAATCCTTTAGATATACTACCAAAAGCAGTTAATAATGTTCCTTGCAGTAATGAAGCGTCTTTAATAAGATTACTAAAAGGTCTAACACCAGGTGCCATCATTTCAGTATCAACTGCACGCTTGGTTTTTCGTAACTCCATTAACTGCCCAATAATTTCTTGGAGCTCAGGAACTTTACCAGTGCCTTTGAATAATCTATTTAAATTAATTCCTTCACGTTTGGTTGTATCAAGTGCCCTAGCTAATTCAGATTGAATGCTTGTTTTAAGTTTCTTGCCTCCTTTATCAGCAGAAACAATTAGTTTCTCCCAAAGAACATCTTCTTCTCTAACTAAACGCATTATGCTACCTGAAAAAGGATCTTCTTGGAGGAATTGTCCTATAGTACGCATACCTTTAGAAAGTATATTAGTATACTTTCCAACATTAGCTTTTTCTTTTTCACTAAATGCATTAAAGTTAATAGAGTGCTTAAACAACTTTGTATCAAAGCTTTCAAATGCAATACCTGCTCTAGTAAGAAAATCTTGCGAACGAGTTGCAAGTTCAGATAACCCCTCAGAACTTAAAGGTGTTATTGTATTAAATCCATCACGGATCTTTTTTAATACTATGCCTGTTTTTTCACCTTCTATATTAAATCTCTCATTTGCCAATCTATATTGTTCAAACCATTCAGTACCTACTTTTACATCACCCAACTTAGAAATACTTTTAACTAAATCTGTAGTACTTCCACGTAAATTAAAACCTAAATCTCTTAATTCATTTTTAAGTTTTTGATTTGTACCTCGCATTATTTCAAATATGACCTCAGGAGATTTGCCAATCATTGCAGCTAAAGGTTGTTTTATTCCGCTTCCCTCAGATAAAGTAGATGTTAATGCTGTAACCATTAATCGAGCCATATCACGGCCAGCTGCAACTGAACCGCTCTCTGTGCCCTTAAACATTGTTTCAGAAATGTTTTTCATATTAGAAACTTTAGGTATCTTTTTGGTTACCATATCAACCATGCCACCTAAATTTTCCCAGTACTCCATTAATATTATTAAATCTTTAATCGAATCTGAGCTCCACCTTTTTTCTTGAGCAACAAAATCTTTTAATGATTGACCTGCCGTCTTATACATTTGCTCAAACATTTGAGATAGTTCATTTTCATCTATATCTAAACCTGCTACTTTAAATTCTTCTTGCAAACCTAAACCAGCTGCTAATTGCCCTTTTGGCAATTTACCAGATACAGCTTTCTGAAGATAATCTTTTATATTGCTTAAAGCCCCTTTCATGCCATTTGCATAAGCATTAATATCATTAACATCACTTGCATTAAAAATTTTCTCCAATATTGGTTTCATTGTTTTTGATGGAGAAACTTTCATAAGTTTGCTTATATCATTAATTAAACTTGAAATGTAAGTTCCGTATTGAGACTTTACTTGAGTAAATTTTTCACCTTCAAATTTTGCGGCTCTCATCATTTCATCACCAATTCGAAAAGTTTCGAATTTGGGCATAGTGACTTCTCCTGCTGACCGAAGGGCTTTGTTTAGGGGAGCAGTAATTACTTGATTAGCCAACTTCTTTGCATCTGCTGCAAACTTTGCCTGACCTTCAGTTAGAAAAATAGCCTTGAGAAGCATTTTAGGAATTTCAGCTCCCCTCTTTTCCATAGCTGCTTCAACTGTTTTAAATTCACTTGGATCTATGCTAAACATTTTTGCAATGAACTTACCTACTTCATATTTTTTCTTACCCATTACATTAAAAGCAGATTGCATTTGACTTGGAAACTGTTCAGCTAAACTCCTCATCATTCCTGCTGCCTGGGGAATCTCAGTAGGTGTCATTGAAAGCACGTCTTCAAATAACCTGACCATAACAGACTTCATTGGAGTCTTTACCTGTTTAACAGCAGCCTCTAATTCTTTTTGAGCACCTATTATTCCTGACCTAAAAGATTTGCCTAATTGTTTTGTGCTAACTTTTTCTTCTTGACCAGCTAATCCTTTCATAGATTTATATGGTTTTTCGATCATATCAATTGCAGCAGTTAATTGTAGGGCATATTGTTGTAATTTATCAACTGCTGGAAAATGTTCCATGCCTAATTTACCTGCTGCAAGCTTACGCTTAACTTCTTCAGATACAGATAATACTGTTTTTAATTGAGTTTGTAAAGCTTTAACTGTAGGAAAGGAAGATACCTCTGAAATCTTACCAGTTTTAAACCTTGCGATACTTGTTTGCAGTTCTTTTAATTGTAAATCAATACCCACTGCTGATTTTCTTAATAATTCAGCCCCCTTAGGATCAATTATATTACCCCAATTTACAACAGTAGATGCTTGAACACTTTTTCTTATTTTACTTAAACCCCCAATTAAAGCAGACCCATTTTGCTTTATTACATTATCAGTCTTCGACAATCCTCCTTTAAAACTTACAGACCAAGCAGATAACCCTTTATCAGTCACCTTACGTAAATCTTGCAAACTAGTTAATGAAGAATTATATATCTCAGAAAACATAGACTCTAAAGGCTTGGTTAACTTAAATCCTTCAGGCTTAATATCAAACATTGGTCCTTCAATATCTGCTAAACCTGATTTAAATAAACCAGCTTGGCCTCTTAAACTTGACCCAATGCCACTAAGTGCAGTGTGCGCAGTTTTACCTAAACCTTGAAATTTATTAATGGCTTTTTCTAAATATTGAATAAGGAGATCAATAGCATAACCAAATTTTTCCATGGTGAAACCTAAGCCACGGGTTTCTTTAGTTTGCTGAGATAATTGTGCAGTTGAATCTTTTGATGTTTTACGAAGACGTATGAATTGATCAATTTCTTTTTGAATACTATCTATAACCTCTGGAGAAGCAGAAGCTTTAACTGCTAATTTCATCTTATCAAATACATTAGCAGTATTTGATATAACACTACCTAACTCAATAATTGGATTAAGAGCTACAGTACTAAGTGCCCCTTCTTTTTGAAACTGCTTTTGTCTTTTAATTAATTGATCGAATTCTTCTAAAGGCAGAACATCACCACTACGAGAGCCCATTGTTTTAAAGAACGAACCAGTTTGACCCAATAAGCTTTTAGTTTTAGATGCTACATTATACAATGACTGATCAAATTTAAAACCGCCTGCTGTTGAAGCATACATTTCTTGAAATTTCTGAGCAGCTAAATTACCTCCTTGACCAAAATCAGTAACTAAAGCTTGTATTGTACTTTTCCATTTTTTAAGTACAAGATCAGCCTCAACACCTGGTTTTAATTTTACAGGAACATTAAGAATTCTTTCTTTCTCTTGTTCTAAGCTTTTTTTTGCAGAAATAATAGATGCGCCAATTTCTTTACCAAATGCCGCTTTTGCACTATCAATAGCACCACTACGTTTTAACCCAGGACCAGCCTCTGCCTTCTTAATTAATGAGTCTAATTTACGTCTGGCTCGCTTTTGTGCATCAGCAACCTGCTTCACATAATTCTCTTCTGCTCTTTTTATATTCTGCTTAATTTTTTTATTTGCCTCAGGGCCAAGAGCTTCTCCAGCAATAGTATCTAAGCCAGTTCTTGCTTTTCCAATTGACGCAGAAATTTTCTGTGCATATTCACGAATTGCTTTATCGGGGGATTTTAACTGTTTAGCTAAATCTGTTTTTCCTGCTATACCCTGAGTTCTTAATAATGAATCAATTAAAATATCAAATGACTTTGCTGCACGTGTAGGTTTTTGCATTAACCTTTCTAGTGATGAAACCATATTATTAGTTGCAGCAGTCGCACCACCTTGTTTTTTTGAAAGATTATCATATACCCCAGAAAATAAATTCATCTTCTCATAAGCATTAGAAAAGACAGGCTCAAGCTGAGACCAGGCCTTCTGCATTTGTTCTTCAGTTGGGTTAGAACCTAATTTAGTTAAAGACTCATCTATTAACAAAATATCTTTTTGTAAGCCAGAAAATTCAGAAACTAAATTTTGTAATGGTTTCATTAACTGCTCTGCATCTTTAGGATTTAAAGCTTTATCCATTCTGATATTACGCAAAGCAACATTTGCAGAATCCGTCATTGCAAACAATTGTTTATCTAACTTACCAATTGCATTTTGAGTTGAACGGATAGTTTGTAACGCAGTTTTTGTTCTTGTCTCTGTACGAATTTTAGGTTCTTTAGCCATTGCAGCATGAAATTTTTGGCCTAATGTAGCAATCTCTTTATCTATTGCTTTCTGATCAATAGTGATTTTTGTCTTAATTGGAATAGCATCCTTACTAATCGTACCTAAACTTCTCTGTAAGGTTTCAACATCTGCGCTTATACTCAATGAAGACTTACCGCTAATGGTTTTAATAAGAGAATCTATTCTTTGTAATTCAATAGCAAACTCTGAGATACGTGCGATATCTGTTGGATTAAAAGCGGACTTACTTGCAAGAACATCCATTTCATTTGCAATTAATAAAGTAACGTTCGCAACTTCGGTTTCAGCAGTTTTAACTTCCTTATATTGCTTCTTTAATTTTTCAAGATGAGCTATTTGTTCTGGGGTCTTTTCTTTACCTGCAGTAGCATCAAGTAAAGCTTTTCTTTCACGTACAATTTGGTTACCTCTTTTTTGTAAATCATTTAATTGAGGTAATCCAGATAATACTTTTTTCATTTGTGAAAGAGATTCTGAATAGCTTGATTTATCAACCATACCAAGCAATTTTCTTTTTTTAACTAAACTATCAATTTGTTTTTGATAATCTGCATACTGTCTATGTTTCTTAGATATATCTGTACGAGAAACATCTTCAACCGGTACTTCAAATTCGCTTGTAATTTTACGAAGATCAAAAACAATCTTTTTTCTAGCTTCTCCCCAACTTACCCACGCAGCCTCAGAAACCTTAAGTTCAGTATTTGCATATATTAATTGATCAGCAACTCCTCTTAATCCAGACTGAAGAGTGCTTAAAGAAGAAATTTGTTTTTCACTAACACCTTCCTGATATGTTGTTGCAAGGTCACGAGATTCTGTACTACTTGATTTCGGTCCTTTCTCATACCGCATTGCCGAAGGACCCTTAGATTGCTCTATTTGATCTAAAGAAACATTTAATACTTGAGAGCGTTTGATTAGAGATTCAACTTCTTTTGAAAGTGCTTTGAATGGACCAACTAAAGCACTTTGAGGAAGCTCCCCTTTTGCAACTTGACTTTGTAACTTAGTTATCTTAGTATATAACTCACCAATTTTTTTCTCAGATTTACTTGCACCTTCCTCAAACTCAGCAGACATCTTTGCAGCAAAATGAGTTTCAGCAATTTGTTTTATATTACTAAAGTTTTTATATAACGCTTCAATTTGTGGATTAGATTTACCAACTTGACCTAATTTTGATTCTAAAACAACTAATGCTTTTTGAAATCCCCCAATATCTTTAGCCTCAAAAACTTTAGCCCATGTTTCCTTACCAATCTTTTTAGATGAACTAGCTAACTTATGAAATGCAGCTGTAACTTTTGTGCCGGCAACATCACCTAAATTTTCTAATGTCCCAGCTAAAGCATTAACTGATACGATTTCTCCTTTTAAGCTTACAGACTTTCTTGCTTCATCCATTGCAAGCTTTAATTTTTTTACTTTTGTTACCTGCCCATCAGATACTGTTCCTGATTTTTCCATTTGTCTATCAGCCACAGCCACAGCCTCTGAATATAATTTAATAGCTTTTTCTAAAACTTTATATTCTTTGGTTTGTTTAATATTAGCATCTATATGCTTTTCTCCAGTTACTTCCAATACATTAAAAGCCCTAGCTGCTTCAATTAATTCGTCATATGCAAACCCAGATTTACTTAAAGATTTAGCTAATTCTTCAAAAGGCCTACTTTCAAAACTCTTTAAGGATTCAACATCTAAACCTCGCCTTACTTTTCGAAATTCAGCTAATTTTTCTATTGCAGCAGATATGGGGCCAAGCTCAGAACCTGTAAGAGTGAATAAAGGAATTGCTTCTCGCCCTGTCTTATGCGACTGTAGATTATAAATAGTTCTAGTCCATAAATTTTGAAACTGCTCAAGTGAATTCATAGGATGCTTAAGAATATCTCGAGTAGTCCCACGAACATAAGTTATCATAGCATCTGACGAATTTTTAATTTCAGAATAAGCATTCTCAAAAACTTTGACATCATTTTTGACTTTAGTCTCATCAACAAAAGATATAGCTTTCTTTCCAATAGGGGTTTCAAATTTATAAGCTTGGTTAATTTTTTGTTGTGCTGTACTTAATTGCTTTTCAAGAGGACCTACAAGATCTGTCTTACCTAAATCAATATTTAAACTCATAGGTTTCTTTAATAATGATTGAGTTTCTTTAACTTCAGATTGAACTTTACTAAAACCACCAACAAGTTTTTCTGTAGTAACAATACTATCTTTAGTACCTTGTCGTAAGGTACTCATTTCTTTACCTGTTTCTTGTAAACTACTCGACATCTTATTTATATTAATGACAAGTAAACCTAAATTAGAATCAATACTTTTTAATGATTTATTGATAGTACCAAAACTACCTTTAAATGAATTCATGGCAGTAGAAAGACTTTTGAATTGTCCTTTGCTACCAAACGAAGCAAAAGTCTTATTCATTATTTTAGTAATATCATCAAGTTGGCCTTGAAGAGCACTTACATCAAAACTTAAAGGAATTATTGTATTTTCCATTTATCTCTCTACCTTTATTACTCCAGTTATGCCTTCCATAACACCAAGTTTATTAACTAAATCATCTGTATTAATATTTGATAAATCTATTGTATTATTATCAACAGGCTTAGGTGCTGAATTAGCGGTTGAATTACTACTCTTACCTCCACCAAATATTTTGCTTAAAGCACTCACAACAGATAATTCATATTCCATTTCTTTATCTGTACTCAATAATTCAGTTACCTCTTTCATCATTTCCATTACAATTGCACGAGGTAATTTTAAAACTTCAGATGGTTGCATCTTGCCATGATATGATAAAAAAGCCATCATTCGAGATATAGAATAAAATGGCGATTCAATCTTATCAACCTCATCTGAAGATAATTGATCCGAAGTGTCATTTGTGGAGTTATTAGTGACTTGTGGGATAACTAAATTTACAATACTAGTTAATTGATGATAGGTCAATTCTTCTTCAATTTCTTTAATTGAAACTGATAGAACCTCAGATACAATTAAAGAAAGAACATCTTGAATAGAATTACATTCTTTGAGGATAGAAATAATGGTAAGTTCGAGCTTCAATGAGATGGGCAACTCGAACTTATACCACTTATTATTAAGGGACTCGACCCATTGTGTACGAAACATTCACAAACACCTATATAATGCTTGTGGGAAATTAAAAATTACTCATAAACGATCCAGCGTACTTTTGCATTGCATAAATAACATAAGGAACAGCAAATGCAAGTACTGAATCCCCAGCATATTGCTCGTCAATATCAGCCTCACTTTTACCAGTGATAACAGAAATGAGTGTTGTTATAATGCCTGGAGCTTGAATCGCAAAAAATTGAAGGAGCTCTTCTACATTGATTTTTGTATCTGCAACTTCTTCTGAAGCATATGCTAAAGCGATGTTTTCAAAAGATTTGATAACCTCACCATCAAGATCAAAATTTTCATTTACATAATTCATAAAATGAGCTGCATCAAAAGGAATCTTCTTATTATCTTTATCTTCCTTTTTAGGCATTAATTCTTTAAATGCCTTACCTACAATAGAAAGAACTTTCTTTTCCTTACCCCAAGGCAAAGTATTTGGAATTTGAAAACTCCCTCCATTGATATCTTTAAGAATAAAGACAGGCGCTGGCTTTGGCATTACTTCTGCAGTGCCTTCAGGAGCGGAAGTAGGTGTAATAGGTGTAATTTCTACAGGGTTGATAGGAAGGGCTTCTGTAGAAGTAGTAGGGTCGGGTGTTGTATTATTAATAGTAGTATCTGACATTTTAATGCTCCTTTTCTCTAAAGAAATATAATTGCTGAAAGACATTTTAGTAATGTCTTTCAGCAATTAATTGTATTGTTAAATTAAATCATATTGTATTAAAATTTATCTTGGCCCTTTCGAACCCCCACTCGGATTGACTGATTTGATATTTCCAAAACCAGTACCAGAAGCACGCTCAGATCCAACTTTAAAATTGCTTTTTGTTGACTTAACTGCAACACTTAAATTAGGGCTTGAACCGTTTGTGGGTGATGTATGGCCAATACTGCCTTTTGCGCCATCATAAGCGTCATTTTCTAATAATGCCATTTACAAATACCTCCTCATAACTAAATAATAAGTTGAGCTAAATTATATTTAGCTCAACTATGAAGCAGATTAAAATGTGCCTTAATCTGAAAAATTATGTGGCGCAATCACCAGTACATGTTCCGGCAGCCTTCTCAATTGTTATCTCAAATAATTGTTTACCTTCGATAAGAGGATCACCAGCCCAATCGAGTACTTGCTTAGTGCATGGATCAAACGGAACCATTGCATTAAACTCCATCGGGAATGTATGGGCATCATCACCAAAAGTCATATCAAGTGCACCAGATCCCTGAGCCTTCCAAATCTTAATAGTAATAGTACTACCTTTTGGAGTATCATGAACTAGTTTAAGTGCAACATCGATAAAAGAAATTTGTCCGCCAAAACTCAATGTTTCAGTTTTTGTTCCGTCATACGCAGCAACAATTACTTCGCCAGCAGTAAGAGCAGCATTCCAAGTTACATCTACACGCCCAGTTTCATATTCAATAGAATTATCCGGGTCAGGCGGAGTTGCAGCTACAATATCACCAGTCAAGCCACCTGCGCCATCATCAGAACAACTTAAGCCCCCCCCAGTATAAATAGTTACTGAACTAGGTGCTACATAGGGCCACTTTAAAAACAGCATGTTATAAGTTGGCGTTCCGGATACAGTACAAAGAAGCTCTCCTTCATCTGCATCACATGTAACGTTACCTACTCCTACTGAAGGGGCAGCATTAAAAGATACACTAACTGCACCAGTTGCATAATTTACTGTACCAGTACCAGTAGCATCACCTGTAAGAGTACCATCGCCATTATCAGTAAATGTCTCAGTACCATCTGTCACAATTACTGATTCAGGCAATACTGCCATACCAGTAGTAGGTGTCATAGCAAAAGTAAAGTCTGTTTCTGCAGCATCACCATTTGCAGTAACTTGAGTTAATGCTTTATCAATTACATCTGTGCCTTGAGTAACAATACCTGCACTCAAAGCTTTAACGAGATTGGAAACGTTCCACTCAATAGACTCAAACTTGAGTACAGCCGTTTCCTGCGTCGCAAATTGATCAACTAGGGTTTCGATTGCATATAAAACTTTATTTTACAATAAAGTGACTCATTACAAGTCTTTTTAAACAACTAGACTGGTGCACCTCCCACTACTTTTAATTGCAGTGGGGTCTCTTCGTTCAGTCGTTGCAGCTGTAATGCCTTGGATGTTTCTAAGAATTGTTCATAGATTGAATGTTTTAATTCATGATAACCTCTACCCATAGGCAAAGCTAATAATATAACAGCCACAATTTTCTTCTCCTCATTTAAATAAGGTAGGAGTTTTTTAATGAACTGAATGACTGGTCTGCCTGTAGTAGTTAGTCTAAATCTATGTGCAATACCATATTTAGGAGTTGTTTCTTTAATTCTAGATAATCGTAAGTTACGTGCTACTGCAGTAACTAATTCTCTATTAGTAGATGATATCTTTAATACAGGTAAGTATTGAGGCCTCTCAAAACAATTGCTTTGATTAGTTTTCCTGTGAATCATAAAAGTACCATCACTATTAATTAAAGAAGCAAAGTCCTTTACATCTTGCAAAACTTGCTGTACGTTACCCTCACAAGGCTGAATAACCTTGACTTTTGAGCTTTCGTCATTGATTAGAAGAGATTTTTCCCGTACCATTGCTGGCACTCGCCGAAAATTATCTGGATGCATCATAAACTTTTTCTCAAAACCTGGAATTATAGGTTTAGAACCCATAAACAATAAAAGCTTTTGGAATTCATCTGATGAGAAAAATATTACTGGTTGAGTTTGTTTTTTGAATCTTCTTTTGGCTTTGCAACCTACGATCTTATTTAAACGTAATATAAAAGAATCTACGTCTTCAACAGTAAAACTATTAGTATAAAGCATACCTGCATTATCACTCATGTAGCCACCATCACCACACCACGCAGCATTCATCATTAGAGGTGAAATTTCCAGATCTTTAGGAATAACTTTTTTTCCATTTGGATACCACCACTTACGATATGCTTTCATTGAAAAAGGATTGTCTCGTGTAGGATAAGTATCTACATTAAAAGATAACTTATCAGTCCAGCCAGATTTATCTGGATACGCATACCAACGAGTAATCCAATTAAAATGCTCAAAAAAACCTCGTACAGCATTAACATACCAAAGAAAAGTAGAACCTAATTTAAAATTACTCTTTGATATATACCCATCACTAAATACCAACCCATCAAGGATTTGAATAAACTCAGAAGATTTAACTGAAGAAAAGTCAAAATCCAGTTCAATTAAATTTTCTGGAATCCTACCTTGAAAGCCTTCTTTTTGCAAAACTCTAGCTGTTTGATTTGATTTTGAAGCTTCCAAATCAACAACTTTTAAAAACTTTGCCACTTCATTTCTTCTGCGTTTTAAATCAAAATCCATATCAGCCTTAAATTTTGGATTGGATACCTTATCACTGTAATTATGAAAAGTGCTACCTTTATCTAAAACATCTACTAATAGTTTATCTATATCTAAACTCATTATATTTCCTCTTTAGGAATTAGTATTGATTACAAACTCAAACATTCATTTACATCCATACTAGTACAAGTATTAAACTTGTACCATGTCTATACCATTCGGGACTTGCTAATCTTACGTAAAATCGTTACTTTTACGTTGCTTAATAAATAAGCATCTCTTCATTTCTGAAGAAGTTGTGACTATATCTTCATCTATTGAATTAATAGATGCTCTGCGCTTCCTCCGTACTTACGGAGTACTTCCTTACGGAATAGTCGATGAACTAATTTTTTAGCTGCTGATTGTCCATTATAACTTAACACTTAGGATATTTAACCTTATGCAATCCAAATAATTTTTTCTGCTTTCGCAACATTCAAGCTTACCTCTATTTCAAGGTTACTTTGTAGTTTATTTGGCTTTAGGATATTCCAGCAATTCACAGAGTAATAATCCCCATAGTTACCTATAAGGACGGCTCCCTAGAACCCTTGAAAGATCTCCGTTTTCTCACGCGTAGTAGTCAGTGTAGCGCCAGAGTTAACACCTCCGACATCTACCTGAGGTTCACACGTGGCCAAACCGGATGTGCAAAAATTCCCCATATAGACAACACAAGGTCCAATAGAGAAGTTTTGTGCACTGTACTTCATTTATATTCAGTAAGATTCGTTAAGCCTTACTCGCAGCATTACCTGCAACTTTATGTTTCCATAAAGATTAGACCATTTCACCATCCTTATTAAACATAGGCCTTACACTATATTATTGTTTTTAATAAGGAGCTCCCCGCTTCCTTTACACTTGTAAAGTACTTCCTTTCGGAATGGCCGTTACACTTTCTCTATATTAATATATAGAGCTTAGCTCGAGATTACCTTCAGCACCACCTGATAAGGCTTCCCTCGAATTCAAGGAGATTCCGTCAACCATTACTGGTTGATAGCCCAAGTGAATTGGAGTAGTTAAAAATCCTCCTCTTAGGTAAATTATAAGGCATTGCATTACCTCCTATAAAATTTATGATCTGTTAAGATCAATTAATAATTTATGTGCAATATGTGCACTGTATTCAGGCACTCGAAGGGCGCTCTATTTTTGTCGTATCTTTATTAATATCTTGACTCAATATATTTTCCTTACTACACCTTCGACAGATAATTTTTACGTATCTAGCTTCACCAACTGTAATAAATAAATCCCGCCATTTTACTCTAAGCTCTGTAAGATCTTGTGAAAGTACTCCAAGCATGAAACCACAATTAACACACTTCCAAGGATGATCTTTCCAATGCTTTCCTTTTGTATTTGTTTTCGTCATAATCTGAACTCCAAGTTCTTTATGCACCTTAACAGGCATCTCCATAAAAAATCGTTCTCATTTTTATATATAAAGTTATAAATTTTAAATTATACATTCCACCAGTTGAAGGTGATTTTAAAAAATTAACTTGCATCCTACCAATTACGCTACTTCCATAATTAATATCTAACCACTTAGTTGAATTTACTTCTATATTATCAATCAAATCTGATATTTCAGCAATATGTGGATTATTAAACCAAAAAATCCACTCCATTAAAAAAGCATCAAAAATTCCACTATAAGGATAAGGAATAAAACTAAAAGTCATTAATGGAATAGTTGTAGGTACAGAATCTGGATCAAATGCTGGTTGTACTCCTCCATCTAAAATATCATCTTCATCACATCCAAAAATAAAACTTTGTATTCCTTTTTGAACCTTATCAATATGCATTGATTATTCTTTATCCTCAGGAATCATACATTGATCTGATGCAAGATCCAAAGGTGGATCTTCAAGGGGTTCTTGCCAAGGTGTTGGTTGAGTAGTACACAATCCACCATGGCTCTCAACAGGAGTATTATCTAAATTTGGCGCTGTACCTAAAGTTATTGCTTTGTGATTGACATTTAAACTAGGTTGAATATCTGTCATAATATACCTCCTTACTTAAAAGCTTTTGATTTGAATTCTTTCATGATTTTTTTATAAACAGATGAACTATAAACATTATCCCAAGCTAACTGAATTACGTGTTTAAATTTTCGTGCATATGGAGCTTTCTGAATATCATAACCAACTTCAACATTATTTTCAGTAACTATCATAAATATGCTGCGACGTAAATTTCCTGTTATTGACCTAACTGCTTCACCTGAAGATAAGAAAAATAGTTCTTCAACCAAAGCATCTCCTATTTTAATAAGAGCTTTTTGCCTTTCTTGTTCAAATCGAGGAGATATTGAACTTAAACTTATCTTTTTTATTTTATTTACCTTTATCATCTTTTATACATTAACTGTACTAAAAATAAATTTACCCCAATTTCATAAATATCTCTTATCTGAAAGGTCATAAGATCACCTTCAATAATAGCAAAATCAGTAATTGTTAATTCATTTGCTCTAGCATCTCTAATTGAAAGATATATTGCATTATCAAAAGAAGATATTCCTATTTCTTCTTGTTTACGTGAAGGTATATTTCTTTGTATTTCTGTTGATACACTAAACAATTTTCTATTAATAGGAACTGGGGCTCCTCCTGAAGTAACAGCCTTGATTGAACCAGTAAAAGTATTGTCTGTACAACCTACTTGTACAACTCTAGTAATGAAAGAAAACGAATTGTCTGAAAGCCTATCTACCTCCTCAATGACTGTCTTTCCCTGGTAAGTGCCTTCTATATTTAAATAACAATTTCCTTTTACTTTAATATACCCCTCAGGCTCTATAGATATATTAATTTCTTGTTCATCAATAAACGTACCATTGAAAAGATAATCTGAACGTTTATAGAATTCAATATATCTATGCATTACCTACTTACACCCCTCTTAGCAAATGAATGAAGAGTCAATGTAAGTTCAGGTGATAGCATAGCCATAATTTGAGAATCTCCAGAACCCGCTGTAAAATTAAACCTTGATTTTGTAATACCTGCTTCTGTGCTCTTAAAAGAAAGAAGTCCAGAGTTATCATAAAACAAAGTAGCAATTTCATATAACGCGAGAAAAATACTTTTTGCTTTAAAATCCAACATTGCTGTAACAGTAAAATCATATCCAGAAGTATGATTTACTTGAATATTTTGAAATCCTGAAAAAAATGTGCTGTTTATAATTTTTATTTGTCCAATTGAATTATCTACCCTATAACGAATTTCTGGGTTTTCAACAACATAATCCACCCATTCATCCCCGGCTTCATCGTAATACTTAATTGAGGATATCTCTACAATTGGAAAATCTGGGATAAAAATATAACGATTTCCAGTACCATCTAAAATACTAGAGTTTTCGTGTATTTCTAAAGGATACCCAATATAATTTTCAATAAAAGCTTGAGCATTAACAATAGCATTTTCTAACCGAGGAATCATCTCAGGGTCTACAACAGGTTGCCCAATATAAGTTGAATATCCTTGCACACTACCAATCATACAAAAATCCTTTTTTATTAAGTGGAGAATATATGCTCATATATCCCCCACTCAAAGCAAACACTGATACAAGCAGAGAAAAGTTATACGTCGTTCGGCAGGCCATATCCAACACATATAATACTATCTGCATATGTTGGTCCCATATACAGAGGTTTAAAATCTCTGCGGGCGCGTGATACGATAAACTTTTGGTCCGTTTTGATTTCTTCGCCTTGTTTAATAGTAAACTTAGACCTTTCACCATGGGCAAATCCATCAGCATAAACCAATTCGATAGTTGTATAATCGTTATCAGTATTTGACGTATAGGCTCCACTTGCATTAAGGTTCTCTGGTATAAACTCAGAGATGATAATAGGAATATTATCAAATCGAGCCATCTCTCCAGTAACCAAAGTAGCGTTTGGACCGTATTTATCAATAGTTCTCACATCCTCATTCTTCAGCATTTGATTATACCCGTTAATAGATACAATCCAAGCAAGTTTGGCGGGATTAACACCATAGCGACCCATAATCGCACGCATCTTCCGAAGTAAATCAGTTGCTGCAGTAGCAGACCAAGCAGCAAGATCTTGTGTCCAACCACCACCAAATGCATGTACTCGATGACCATTCCAAGAACGACGAGCATCATTTGCAGCAAGACCAAGTTGAGTATCAATTGTATCTGCAACAGTCTGGCCATTAACTGTTGCTTCCTCAATAGCTTCAGCCATTGATTTAGCAATATCTTCTTTAATCATTCCAATTATAGGAATAACAAGATCTTCAGTTGATTCCTCAGAAATGACTGAATAAGCCATTAGTTTTTTAGCATCAAACAAAACACCATCTGCAGGAGCTGGGCCTTTTGAAGTTGGAGGTTTTGTACCTGCTTCATCAGTAGACTCAGCTACAAGATATGTAGTTGTTCGGCCAGTTTTACTGGGTATCTTATAGGGATTCGTAGGCATCTGAATTGTACGGTGCAATGCAGCAACTTTCAACTCAGCTTCTACTTGCTCAATCATATCACGCGATAAAGTGTTTGGCCACCACGAAGTATCCATAAAATCAACGGTATCATAAACATCCTTGTAAACCTTCATGCCCTTTAATACCTCAAAGGAAGCCAATTCAGTTGGATGCAACCCAGTAACAATACTTGCAACATAAACATCATCACAGGCTTTCTGAAATTCTCTCAAATCACCAGTACGAGTACTTTTAGAAAGTAAAGTCTTATCTAAAGAAGTGTTTCCTGAAGTGGTAGGGGTTCTATTTGCTAAAGAAGTATTGAAAACGCCTTTTCTCAAATTAGGGTTATTTGTCATTGCCGCTACCTGTTCTTTAACGGCTTTCTGTACTAATTCGTTAATCTGTGCTGTATTTTGACGACTTTTTTTCAGCGCCTTAGCATCATGGATTAACTTTTTAGCGAGGTCTAAACTCTTCATAATATATAATCTCCTATTCGCTATTTAAAGGATTAATCCTTTTTGATTAAGAACTAGCCCCAATCAAATTAGGGTTTATGCCAGCATCCTGAAGAATCTTCTTGGCTTTCTCCAGTTCGATTTCTTCAGCCGTCGGATTAGCATCATCAGAAGAATCAATGAGCTCTTTAATGATTTCAGTCAACCCGACTACAGCCGAATCAACATCACTGATTTTCTTTTCGAGATCATCCACCTTAGCTACTGACGACTGAGAAAGTTGGTTTGAATCAGCAAATTTTTTCTCAAGTTCACTAATCAGATTTTTCAATTCAATCAAAGACTTATCGTCATTTGGGTCAGAATCCTTAGATACATCAGTCAGTACATCAGTCAGTAACTTCTGTATATTCTTCAAAGAATCCTGGATAGACGTATCTTCTATCTTAGAACTAAGCTCCCCAATAGACTTTATCGCCTGCTGTAGTTTTTCTTTCCAATTCATAGCTTTTGTTACCTCCATTGCAATGTTAATAAATTCAAGTTCTTTTAAAAACTTTTTATGTTTTTCCTCGTCCTCTACATAGGACTCCCTGTCATATCCTGCTTTATCCAAAGACTTTGTAAGGTATGCACTTAAAGTCTTAGCTTCCGGATTTGCAGGTACTGATACCAAAGAAATTTCATGAACCCGAAATGCTTTAATTATACGAACTTGAGTATTCAATTTTTTATCAAATTTAAACTCAAAATCATCAATCTCACCACTCAAAGAAAAACTATTAACAATATCTTCAATAATTTTCCCCCACAAATCATCTTCAGCTTTGCTGATTTGTACTTGAACCCAAATCTTATCTTCACGTACTTCGGCATCAAGTATTTTACCAACTGGGCGATTAGGATCATGATTGAATAAAACAGTTTTGTATTTTTTTAAATACCCAACTGCATTTCCAAGAGCACCAACATCAATCACATCAAACTGCTCATCAATATTTTTGGCAACTATTGCATTACCTTCAACAATTCGCTTGACTTCACCACCAGGATCAGGCTCCTCTTGCTTTTTAGAGATATGAAGAAGAGCATCAAACTTAACAGGTGAGGAAAGGGACATCTTTTTCCGCAAAAATAACGTTTTCATAAAACTTACTCCCCCCTCAATTTAAAATTAATTAATCAAAATACCTATATGCTGCTTCTTTAGAAACAAACTGCAATACTATTGCGGTTGATGTAGCCCCACTATCATCAGTTAAAATAATATTTTGTACTTCACCGTTAATTTCAACAAGGTATTCATCATTAGACTCAGATATTCTGGATACTACATTAGCAGCTAAATTAAGGCTTACTATATAACTGCCAGTGTGACGCAAAATAATAACTGCTTTAATTTTATCAACATCAACAACCACAACCTCTTGATCAGTATCACTAGTACTAATTTCAGTGGTAGTAATAGGATTAAAATAAGGCATATCAGAAGTTTTGGTTAATCTTATTTTTGAAACAGATAACTCACCAGTAGCAGAACTATCAGAACCAGTAATTGTTTCACCTGTAACGGGTGGAGTCGCATCTGGTTCTGCTATCGGGCCAAATGCTGTAGTATCACGCATAACAAGATCTAAAACATGATCTTCTGAATTATACCGTAATATGACCCCAGTCGCTCCACTGGTATCACCAACAATAGTCTCACCAGTAACAAATGTACCTGTAACATTAATCAAAGTTATGATTTCTTCAACTAAAACTTTATCAGTTGATTTTATTTGATCCGGATCAAAAGCAATTTCTTGATCAACAACTCTACCAATTGTATTATTAATATACGTTGGCATCTACACCTCCTATCAATTTAATCATCGTTAATTTCAAATTTCCATATATCAACATTTTTTATTGCTTTAAAGGATCTCTTTTTTAAATCACCTGACTTAAATTCTAGATGCCAAGTATTTTCATTTTCGCTTTCAATGACCTCTTTTAAAAATAGTTGACCTTTCGTTAAAATTTGCACCTGCACATCCAATTCTTTATTTAGATTCAATTCACGTTTAGGCAGTAAATCCCCCTCAAAAGACGCAGCATAATTATTAACATTAGGCTCTTTAAATCCCGTAAAAGAATCAATAAGTACAAGATTTTTCATAAGTACAAAATGATGCCATTCATCTTCAGATTGTTGTATATATAAATCATAAAAGATTACTGATACACCCAAACGAATAACCACGGGTCCATGCCAAGATCTCTTTTTTAATATATACATAGTCTTTTCAAACCCATCTATTTTAGTACCAGACTTAACAAACTTTACTTTCTCCTCAAAAATTCTCTCATCACAATTTAATACCACCTCCTTTGATTTTATTGCAATACGTAAATTTGATAACCGAGTTTGCATCTCTTCAGAAGATGAGCAATCCCAGTATTTAAATTCTTTTGGTACTTGGTCTTTAATATTTTTTGGTAGCGCTGAAATGCCTATGGGAGGAAATTTTTTCTTCTCTTCCGCTCGTGATGATAAAATGTATGGTTCCAGTGTATTTGGTTCAATAGTTAACCAAACAAAAGAAGTTTCTCTTTCAGGTTCTTCTCCAGGAGGTAAGAGCTTACATAAATGACCGCCTCTAGTTATTGCATATTGAAAAGGAATCTCAAAATAGCCTAAATTCCATATAAAATAAGGGCCACCAATACTAGGCGTTTCATAACAAATAGGAGCTAGAGGATAGCCATCTAATCCATTAGGATGCATTCGATCAAAATAAGATATAGCATTTGTTGAATTATAGCTCTCTATAGGCCCATCTAATCCATAAACATAAAGCATTTTCTCGATATCGATAAATTTATCGTTTAAAGTTTCGCCAGTAAGCATTCTGAAAACTAAACGTGTGCCACTATTGGGCCAATCTTTATTATGAATATAATATTCATGAAAATATGGTTCCCTAAAACCAAATTCAATTTTTCCTTGAGCAGCAATAACAAACACTCCAGGATAATTCTTTGATGCACCTACACTTCCTTTTGGAACAACCCCACTTACATTTAACCATAAATTTGACATTGTATCTTTTTTTAATGCTGCTTGTATACTTGCTTTACGTTTACCATGCTCTGTTTCTCTCTGTTGAAAATTTCCGGTTAAAGGATTATACTTCCAATTCTTATTATCTTTTAAATACCCCTCAGCTTGATTAAACGTCATTACTGGTTTATCTATTGCATCTTCAACTTGATTCATAATTGTATATCCAATTAAATCACCCTCAGGCTTTGCCACGAAAATGTTCCTGCATGACATATCTAAGACTACTGCCTTCTTTAGGATATTGCATAAAAATATCTTTAACTTTAGAAATGTATACCCCAACACCCTTCTCAACTAACAAACCAGACTCCTCACCAATAGCTAATAGAGTAGTGAAGGTATCGGGATCTTCATCTTCTTGACCTAAAGTCCTATTTTCATAAACAACAGGCCCATAAATACCAACATATGATTCGTCTTTTTTATTATGATAGATACTTAAATTGTTAAATCTAATGGTTAATACATCACCTATTAATGCCTTTATATTAGTATTATATGTTTTACCGCATACCAAATAATCTTGTTTATTATATTTTATTACTTTTGACTTATCAACAACTTTCTTTTCAGAAACAGAAAGGGCCACACCAAATTCATATTGAAAAGTTTTCCTAGTTCCTGATATAATCCTTTTGCCTAAAACAACGAAATGACCTTCAGCAAACTTTTTATACTTAATCATTTCATTAGTAAATCTATTTAACCTAAACTTAAACCCACCCCAAAGTTTTAAAATTGAACCTTCACTCTCTTTAGGTTTAGATACCGACTCTACTGCTTGTTGAATACTTGTGATTTGATTAGCTATAAAAGTAGGTACTAAATTAAATCCAGGCTTAGGTTTAGTTATAAGAGACTGAGAAAAATTAAATTTTTTTAATTGTGCATATCTATATTTATAATCGCTATTATGAATATCTCTTTTATTAAACCAAATTAAATCAAAGAAATTTATTACTAAATTTGAATCATCAGGGTGAGTCTTTGCGTTTAAATATCCAGATACAGCGCTTCTTCCTAAATGAACCCCTTCATTCCATATTTCAACTTCAGCGATAGCAATAAAATCTTCTTTAGGTAATTCATCTAAAATTTTCTTTATTAATGAAGGCATCCGTTTAGTAACTATATTACCATGACCGGTGAATATTGTTATTTTACTTGAAGTTCTATGTATCTCAATCGAAACTCCATCAAACTTTTTCTGTATTGCCAACTCAGGAATTTTATTATCAAACTTAACTTTAAGTTTATCTATATACTCAAATAATTGTTCTAAAGAAAAAACTTCTGCTTCACGATAGCCTTGAATTGAAACAGTTGTTTTAGGTATATAAACAAAATGGCCTGGACCTAATAATTTATCACTCTTGGACTGTTGTTGAGCATCTTTAATAGCTTGTGCATTTTTCATTACTGTTTCCAATGGCTTAATGATAAGTTAATTTTTGTGGTGCAAATGGCACGGTTATTTTAATCGTCTTTGTGACTTCTTTTGTATAATCAGGACAAACGTTGTTTGAAGTATCAAATGATTGTAATACCCAATAATAAGTACCGCTTTTAGTAAAATCTGATTTAGTCCAATAAAGATTATTATAAACTACTGCAATAGGATTATTAAAATTATATTGTTCATTATCTATTCGTTGATATATTCTGACGCCCAAATAGTCAATACACTTAGTACCATTAACATTAAATAAAGGCTTTTCCCAAGTAATCAATACATCGGAATCAGTACCAAAACAAATGTTAGTTAAAAAAAGCAACAGAATAATTTGACCAAAAATTTTAATCAATAATTTCATAATTTCCCTTTCATTATATTATGTACATTCTACTATTGATTAGTATCTTTTTACAATCACTTTGTTTAATTTTACCTAAATATTATTTATCCCCAGAGCTTAAAATTAAAATATACTCCAAGATAAGTGCCTAATCAATACACCTGTTATAACCTAATTAGTAATTAATATAATTTTCGAGTAATCTTCTTTTGAGCTTTGGTTTTAATATCTTCAACTAAAAATGTTGCTTTAGTATGACAAGAATAAAGAACATCAATTACAATATATCTGCGTCCTTCAAACCTAATATTTCTACCAATCCAAGAAATATTTTTAGCATTTGTCATCCTATATCACCACGCAATCATTTAACTTAATCTTAACTAACCCATGTACCTCATCTTTTAAAGCAATTCCTGAAATATTAATTGGTGCTTGATCAACACTAAATGATAAAGGTACTGACCCGTTCATCCTAACTCGAGGTAAGTCAACATAAGATGCTTTATCTACTATTAAAGGAATAAATCTCAAATATGTTTCTGGTACTGACTTTAATGAAATAGCATGAGTACTTGGGTCTGTATTTGTTAAACCTACTACATCAAATAAATACGACCTAATTATTTCTCCAGGGCCTGGACCGGAATCATCTATTGAATAATTAGCAACCATTAAAGCCTCTAAAAAAAGAGTTGACCAATTTAATGAAGTTATTTCATATGAACATCGTACTGATGATATTTCAGAATCTACTATAACGCCATCATTAATTCGATCAATAAATTCATAATCTATACTAATAGTAGCGTCTGTAGCATCGAATATTTCAATAAAATTATTACCATGATCTGTAGATATAGAAACTGAACATGGGCCAACCTGTACCAACATAATTAAATACCTCTAACAGAATTCACGCTCTAAAGTTAAATTATATAAATTATAAAAATTTGATTTTGGGCCTAACCCATCATCTTCAATTATATGTAACTTATCTCTCCTATTACATTCAACAATCAAATTCGAAACTACATGTTGAAATAACCAATCAGAAAGTCCTTTTCGAAGTAATAGATCAACACTATTTTGTGAAATTCCATTATTCACAATACTTCCAATTAAATAACAAAATGACTTGCTAATCATAATTTGTTCAGGAAATAATCCAAATTGGTTTTCACCGCTTTTATTCTTATCACGAACTAAAAATAAACTGTATTTATACATTAAATTCTCTGGCTTATCTTTAATAATTATAAGATTTTTTCTATGGCAGAACTTCACTCTAATAATATCACCAAATAAACCCTGAAAACCTTTTTCAATATATGTTGAATCTGAATTGCACAATACTGCATCAGGAACCAAACTGATTTTTTCAGGAAAAGATTTCATTATCTCATACAATAAAATAAAATTATTAGGCCCTTTACTAAAAGACATATTTTTGTACATATCTGTCCAATGGCTATCCAAAGAGTCCCAAATTAAATGTGAAGATAACTTCTTAACTATCATATCATGAACATCATATAATTCCTGACTTGGAGAAATAACTTGATCAACCCTACGTAATACAATCCAAATGTTATGTAAAGAATTATGCCAAAGCTCAAATTCAGCTGGAACATTATTCTCACCTATTTTTGCATTAACATTAATTAACTGAGAAAATAATTCTTGTGATATTTTAGGAAAAGCTCTCGGATCTCGATCAAGATTGCTTTTAGGAAGAGTACTGTGATAAAGCCCACGTTTAATAAACTCTAAGAATATTTTAGAATGTGCCTCTACAATACTTGCTTTAAAAGATTTTGTTGCAGAAAATGTCAGATACGATCCATCTGCAACAAAATCTATATTTTCAATTTTACGCTTATCCCTAAGAGCTTCTTCAGTATCTTTATCAATATGAGTTGCTATTACTTGTCTCATTTTATGCTTTTGTGCATCTTCTGCTATTGACTTTAATGATCTATGGCCACCTGCTCTATCTGCAAAATTTATATCACTATCCCATGTAGACCCATCCACAATAGCTAAATTCATATCCTCAGCCCATTCAGGCCATTCAAACATTTTAGGAATATAAGCTACTGAGATGTTTCCGACTTCAATTTTATAACCAAAAGTTTCACGATCTGTATAGCATATTTTGAAAGGCTCTATCTTTAACCCTTCATATTCAAAAGTATCAACTGTACCTTGAACCTCTTTAGCAGCTTTCACATTCCATGCTCCTGGATCCGTAATTAATATAGCATCTAAATTCTCTTGAATATCTTCAGGCTTTTCACCATCTATTTGAACACGTATACCTTCAAACTCAATTAATAAACTTGAACCTATTCTAGGTGAATTTAAAGCCCCAGTGCCAATAAAAGTTAATTTTAATTTTTGACCATAAAGTTTACTTGATGCATACCACTCATGAACACGTAAGTGCATATGCAATATTTCTCTATTCTCAATTATTGATAAATCTGAACTTATAATATCTTCAAGTTTCATTATTAATTACCTTGTTGTCCTGCAACTTCAGTTTCTCCAGTAAGTTCAACCTCACCTGATGCAGCATTTGCTTCCTCGCCACCAGCAGATTTCTTTTCACTCTTAAAGGCATCACCACTTGGAGTATTGATTGGAGGTAGCCCTACAAAAGCTCTTGCTTCATTTTTAGTCATTAAATCTTCTTTATATAACCTACTAACAACTCTACTGTTAGCAGACAATTTTACAATATTAACAGGAGCTACTGAAGTATCAAAAACTACTTCATATTGAGGAGCAAAACGATTCATTATATCTTTATCCATTATTGCAGCAATCTTACGTAAAATTGGAGCAATATGCGAATCATAAAAAATCGATTGGGCAACGCGAGCTGAAGCATAATTAGAAATTCCTGGGACTCCTAATAAAGTAGGAGGTACCCCTCCAGAAACTAATATCTCATCTCTAATATTAGTTTTGATATTAGAAAAATCAACTTCATTCAAAGGAGCACTAATCCTATCATATTTCATTCCATCTTCAAGAATAGCAGTATTAAATTTTCGTTGAACTCCTTTATGCCTATTGTCCCAGCGCTTCTTTAAACGATTGTATGTTGGATCTGATAATATTCTGTCTGTACGTAGTACTCCCCCGGGAGTTGCATCATTATCGAAAAACTTTTCACCAAAATCTTTCATCTTACCTTCTAACCTAGCTTGACGAATTGTGACAGCCACTGGTGCTTGACCCCAAAATTCATTTTGCGGATCAGAAAATTTAAAATGAACAATTTGTTCAGGTAAAAAATTAACATCAGAAGCTCCTGCAGTATAAATATATTCTTTGACATATTTACGTTTATCAGGAATTATCTCAATAGAAAGTGGATTCAAAGGATAAATACCAACTAATCTATTATCTCTAACAACCAACTCCCAAAATGCATTACCTACGACTTGTAAATGCAAATAAAGCATTTCCATTAAATCAATTTGAGTCATATAGGGATTAGGGTATTTTAATACTGCACCCATAGGAATTGCTTCAATAGGGGAAAGTACTTTTTTATTAACCCTATCCCGCAAACGAATCGGCACTACTACACAAGAATTTACTATAAGATTTGTTGATGAATGGATCCATGAATTAGTTTTATAGATATTAAATAAATTAGGAAAATATGAGGGCGAAGATTCTCCGCTGAAACTTTCTCTGACGACAAGACTATCCTCATTTGATTGAGATGATTCTCGAGGAAAAAACTTAGCAATAGATTTCTTTATAAAAGACTTCATTAAAATGTCTCCAAGCTTACTTCTGTTTTGTTTTTATGAAACTCTTCAATATACTGTTCTATTGATTCATTACCAGCAACTCTAATACGAACAGATCCTTGTTGTATAACTAAAACAATCCCATGCTCCTCTAATAAATTGACCACATTAAGATCATTCGCCGCTCTACGACATTGCATTCGTTCAGATAAATTTAATCCGTCAACAAATAAAGTAGCTTCAACAGGTAGAAGCAGATTTTTAAAATCAGATATTAACTCTTCTTTAACAAAAATTGCACATTTTAAATCACTCATTTATTATCTCCATTTAAATACCATAATATGACTTCATCATAAAAACTATCTAATAATTCTAATTGATTAAGCGCATTAAATAAACTCTGTGAATCAAATATTTGATTTACTATTACTTGATTTTCTATTATAGCAGCTCTAAAAGTATAAGCATATTGGCTTATTAATACATAACTAATTTCAAGCGAAATATTTTTGCTCAAAGAAAACGTAGTTTTAATCCAAGAAATACCTTTCTCATTCACTTTACTTAAAATAGACTCAAAAAATGATTTAAACCCATGATTACTTTTAAAATCTATATTAAACACCTATACACCTTCTTAAACAAACCTAAGATTCACATCACGCATACTGACCTTTAAAGCAAAAAAACAGCTATCAATACTATCTGCAGTGTTTTCAGGGTAAGTAAATAACTCATCAATTAAAGGTTGGCACATTCCCTCAAGAAAAAATAAACCCCCAGATTTAATTAAATCAATAATAAAATCATGCCTGGCATCTTTTGAATTAAATGATTTAATTGGTTTTATTCCAATTGGAGTACTACCTTCTTCTAAATACTCTTTAAACACATTCTGATATGCATTGAATTCAATTCCTGCACTTAAACAATTATATGTAGTATATTCTGAATATACATATTCTCGCTGATCGCTAAGAGAAGGTCTTTTAATGCTCTTAACATCACAAACGATATATTTACCTGTTTCAGTATGCCTACCGATCACAGTAATACTAAAATTTGATTTTCTATGAGTTGGAACTCTCGAATCAGCTAATCCCTTACTTGCAAGATCAACACCAAGTACATGATCTACAACTTTTACATTAGACTCTAAAGGAATGATTGCATCTCGCAATTTTTGAACATATTCTTTCTGTCCTAATACAATACCCCCTGCAACTTGATATTGTAATTGAAAAGTTTCTTCTCCATACTCTTCACGAATAGATTGCAACTCTTCTTCAGAAAATCTTTCAGGCCAAAACGATTTATAAATACCTTGGGCTAACAAATCCTCATCACAAGCAGGCTGCCTCAATATTTTCCATGATCCAGATGACTCAGCAATCTCAGTAATTTTAGTATACATATCATCCCAATGATATCTTGTACCTGTAATATGACCCTCCCCTCTCTTTCTATCCAATGCTGGAATTGCCGTTAATTTAAACCAATCCCATGTTGATTTACGTAAAGCTACTGAATGCCTATGTTTAATTGTTACTAAATCTTCAAAATACGCCACGTCAAAATGAAATCCAGTAAAGTCTGTACCTACCCCTAAACTCCAAATCGTCGGTTCTGGAAATATTGATTTACGTTTAAATTCCAATGCTTCACCGGACCACTTTACTATATCTGCAGGACTAACCACATCATTAAAACAATATCTAATTATAGGATTGTATTCACAAATACGCTTTATTTTTCTAACATAACCGCTTGCCAATTTTCCCGTAGCAGAAATAATAGCATACCTTTTCTCGGGATTTTTAAGAGCGCGTCTAAGAATCCCACCTACTGTACGAACTGTTGAATTATGTGTCACAAACCCATTCGCAATATAATGCTTATTTGTAGTATTAATATCTACAAATTGAAACCTTTCAGGCGCAATAGATATATGATCAACACTTTTTAATTTAGTGAAATATGTCCCTTCTGATGTTTGTAAGGGTGTTGGTTTAAAGTCTGTATCTGCATCAAGTAAAAATGCTATCTCACCTATACTTAAAGAACGTTTATTTTTAAGCATAAGTTTCTCTTTTATAATAGATAATATATTAGGAGGTCCTTTAATTAATCCATGGTAAAACTTTAAAACTTGAATGGTATTAAAAGTAAATGGATTAACATCATCAACATGTTTAAATTTTAATTTTGATAATAATTTAATAAACGAATCAGTACTTAAATTAAAAATTCGGCTATCAACTTTCCCTTCAGCATTAAACTTCTTCATAGTATCAGAAGCAATTAAAGTTAAAATAGAATCTGTAGCCTCAATGAAAGGTTTAAAATTAGGTGGTTTGGATATAAGAGGAAGATGATTAGAGACATCTAAATTTTCAGCTTTGATAACAACAAATTCGGACCGGGTCATATCAAAGCAAAAAAACTCGTGTTCTCTAGATGCATGAACCCAAAAATTAAAAGGATCATCTGCAACTATTCGAATAACATAATCAGTAGTACTTGTACCTTTAACATTAACATTTGATTCTTGAGAATTAAAAACAGAACTAATTTGAGTTTGTTCAGGTAAATCTTTTAAATAATGACAATCAAATTTACTAGGTACAAGTGTTAATGGATGCAAGCATTTTAAAGAATCTCTTGGGGCTAACAACATAGTCTTGCGATCTTTTTCTGCTAACTGAAGCCAGTTTGAATGGATATCGTAAGAAAATAATGAATCATCTAAACCCAATAAAGTACGAAACAAAAACTCATCATCATAAAAAATTAAATTTCTAACTTGTTCTTTAATTTGAGGGTCTCGTAAATCAAATTCCATATTACCCATTAAATATGGGCTAATAGTTTCTATTGGAGGAAATGACCATCTCATAGTTATAACGCTCCAGTTATTTCTAAATTTTTATGCTTTCGTAGTGCTTCCAAGAAAACTTGTTTTGAAAAAGGCTTATGTAGTAAATCAAAAATTTTATTACTACCCACTATTTGTAATTCTTTAATTAAATTTTTATTAAAATTATAGCCAGTAATTATAAGCACATTCATATTAAAATTTGAAGTGTCTTGAAAAAAACTTTTCAATGTAATTAAATCAGGAATAATAATATCTAAAACTAAAATATCAATATGTCCCTTATAAGACTTAAATAACTTTATAAAGCCAATACCTGACTCTTCACCTATCAACTTGAACTCACTATTCTTTAAATAATTATATAGTAAATTTCTAATATTTAAATCATCATCAATAATAGCAACTGTTTTCATTTTATTACACCGCTAGTAGCAACTTTCTTTAATTGTGTTGCTAAATTAATTGCCTCCTCACCAACAGAATTTTGCTGATCTCCTGGAATCTCAAAAGTTTCTGTGCGACTAAATTTAGCTACTTTATCTGGACTTACTACAGGAATCTTAGGAGCCAAATCTTTAATTATTTCAGATACTGTCTTTAATGTGTCTAAGACATCCTTCCATGACCTAGGCACTACAGCCTCTTTTTGCACTGCTACAGATAAAGCATGCATTGTGACATGTAATGTAGTTGTTTGTGCATCTAATACCGGGGTATTTATTGGAACTGGCGCAATTGAAGTCATACTTTCATTTTTAATATCTACAAGATCTGCAGATGGAGCTTCTTCTGTATTGGCATTTAAACCCCAATCATGACAACCACAAGTACAAGGAAAACTCTTTATACTCCATTCTTCAACTAACTCTGAAGGTACGCCTAAACCTGAACCTATATCTTTAAAACTATGTCCTGTACTTGCTAAAGCAAAAGCACGTCTATGATTAACTGGAGTATCAAGAGTAATCAACACACTCCAATTATGCCACGGGCAAATACATTTCATATTATTAGAACGCCAACTTGTTATGGTTGTATTAGCTACACCTAAACGATTAGCTATCTCTTCTGTTCGCATACCACTTTTATGTGCTAAATAAGCCATCTTATGCTTTTGTATCATAATCTCTTTGTCTCTTGCCATTCTAAATCTCCTGACTTATACCAGAATCTTCTAACTCATTATCTAATGATGAACTTTCAACATTGGTTGCTTCATCATCTTTATTATTTGTATTTGTAACTTGATCAAGTATATCAGTATATTGATCCATTAATTCATTATTGCCCGCCAAACATTCAATAGACATAATCTCTGAGTTTTGCAGTTTAAATGAATCTTCAGTTAAAACTTCAGCTAAACCACATTTAACGAATGATTGTAAAATAGCAGTTGCTCGTGCAATATCTTCTTTTGATAATTCAACTTGTGTAATTCCATTTACAAGCAAATCTTCAAGATTATTTAATAACTCAACGTTTTGTCGTATACTACCTAACTGAAATTTTTCATCATTATATAAAGTATACCATCCACCTTTTTTACTAGCCAATCCTTTTAAAATTAAACCATCTAAAATATTCTTTGCTCGATCATAACCAAACTGATAATAATAATCTAAGACTACATCACGAAAAGGTGGAGCTAACTTATTTTTACGTACATCTACTTTAACTTTAAAACCTACTGAATTAGTCCCACTTTTGATTTGAGTAGTACGTATCATTCTAAATTCTTGAAATGCATTGGCAAAAATTGCATTCTGAGCAATATAGCCATAACCTGCCATACCACCACCTGGAAAAGTAGAAATTTTAGTTTTCTCATGACAAACAAATATGACTGTCATATTTGTTTGAGCCATAATTTTTAATGCATTTCTAAAAAAAAGAGAAGCAAATCTTGCATGAATACCGATACCAGGTGTCCCACTTGACATCTCTTGCTCTGAAGGTAAATCAGAAAAAGTATCAATAACAATTACTCCAAATTTATATCCAGGGACTTTAATAACAGTATCAATGATTGTTTGAAATTGATTAAATAGAGAATCAACTGTAATAGTATTAAACAAAAGTATTTTATTACTTAAAGCACTATAACCTAACTCATGCATTCGTTGGTCATAATAGGCATGCTCTGGATCAATTAAAATAGCAAAGCCTCCCATACGAATTACATTATGCAATAATCCATACAATAAGGTTGATTTACCTGAACCCCCTTTTCCTATTATACTTACTGTCCTGCCTACTGCGATGCCTCCACCTAATAAATCATCTACTAAATGTATTCCTGTGGGAATTGTAGGAATTGCAGAGACAATTGGTGCGGCTCCTAACGTATCACGAACTGATATAATATCCATAAAACTTTTCTATCCTTTATTAATTAGCGCTACACTTATTTATTAAATGTAGCGCTACATTTAATTAAACTGCAACTTTACTGCTGTCCTTGAAGCTTATCCATCTTAGTCTTTAATTGGTCCAAAAACCCCCCATTAGTTTGATTATCATTAACTTGAATAGGTACGTTATTATCAGGCGTAAAAGGAAGATCCTCAGTTAGAGCTGGTGTTGATTGAGCCGCTGGTGTTGATTGAGCCGCTGGTGTTGATTGAGCCGCTGGTGTTGATTGAGCCGCTGGTGTTGAATTAAACTGTTGCGTATTTAAATTTAAAGGCAAAGCTTCACCTGTGCTTACAAAATGATCTACAGCACGAACTAAAGGATCAGTAAACCAACTTTTTAAAGTATCATAAGGAATCAACAAAGACTCTGCTACTTCAGTTAAAGCCTTTGCAGAACTCATTATCCCCGAAGGTAAAGGTGATTGTTTCATAGCATCTGGTGTTATAGTAAATAAACTCATGCCCTCTACTGGTTTAAATGTAACAGAAAAACCTTGCTCAGGATGAAAAAATACATAACCTTCTTTCCATAAATCAACAAGCTGACCGATATTAGTCTTTGTTATTAAAAAAGGAAAAAGCTGAGGTTCTGCTTCATTTGCACGATAAGCATTTACAAGAGCGGCATCTCTTGGAACAAATTCACCTGAAATGGATGATCCTATTGCTTCCAAGTAAGATTGAATAGACCCACTAAAACAAGGCTGATTGCCAATGCTTGCAGGACAAACACAAGAAAGCCTACCTCCAGGACGACGTAGAGGAGCAATAGTAGCGTTACCAAAATAATGGCGTTTAATTGACATAAACCATTCAATAGGATTTTCAACTCCAGGTACAATCCTTAATTTATGGACATCACCTGCTTTAAGATACTGCAATGGCTGTCTTTGCATTACATTTACTTCTGCACGGCCTTGCTCCTTAAACTTTTCAAGAGCATTACTAAATGAAAAATCGACTGCAGGGGCTGCTGGTTGTGCTGTTGCTGGTTGTGCTGTTGCTGGTTGTGCTGTTGCTGGTTTTGCTGTTGCTGGTTGTGCTGTTGCTGGTTGTGCTGTTGCTGGTTGTGCTACTGCTGGTTGTGCTACTGCTGGTTTTGCCGGT